TTGACAAAAAATTAATAAAAAAAGGAGAAAAAAATACATGAAGATCAAGAAAAAATCGATAAAAAAATTGATAAAAAATTTTGAAAAAATGGAAGCAGAGTTAAAAGATAAGAGGTCGTTTTTAACCGCCCTACTCTATCAATATGAGCTAGACAAAGACAAAAAAATTTTGAAAAGGAGGCAAAGAAAAAGAGAAAAATTATGAAGTTATTTATCGACAGTTATAAGAAAAATAAAGTGCTTATTTCAGATAAAGAACTAGAAGAAAAATTCGGATTCAGTAGTTACATCATAGAGAGTTTCTTTGATGACTTTAGGGGATATTTTGAGTGCCTTACATGTGAAAGAAAAGAGCCATCAAAGATATTTTTGGAGTCGTTTATAGACAAAGATAGTTAAAAAAGATTTTACCAAAACAAAATAAAACAAGGAGTAAAAAAATGAATGTAGATGTTAAAAAAAGTTCTATTGAACATATAATGAAGAACATAGAAGAAGTAGAAAAAAAGCTTACAAATGAGCTTGAAAAACTACAGGAAAAAAAGGCTAAAAAACTAGATGAGAGAGCGACGTTGAATAGTGAGCTTAAAGGTCTAAATGCAAACTTTAAGAAGATAGCAAAGATCTACTCAAATGACGCTACAGACTTAAAACGAGATGATCTTTTAACAACTGGAAACACTTTGAAAGAAACAATAAAAGAGATAGATAAGCTCACAGAGGAGTTAAAAGATATAGAAATAGCCATAGATGTTATAAATAAAAGCATAGACGAGTTTGACAACAAGGTAGATTTTGATATTGATAAAATGTAGGAGAGGGTAGGGCGATGTTTAGATTTTTTAAAAAGAAAAAAAAGGATCCGATTACAGAACTTGGAAACAGAGCGATAGACAATGTAAATGAAGCATACAAGATAAAGAGAGATGCAACACAAAAGCTTGAGGCGCTATTTGCGTCAGGAGGTAGCAGGGAAGACATAGTAAGTCTTTTGAGCATTATACGCCTTATGGATGCACATATAAAGACAAAAGACAATAAAGCAAACCGCTAAAAGCGGAGTGCTGGAGTGTTACAGATGGCTATATGACCTTATTTTCTCTCAACTTCATTTTGAGAAAGTGAGATAGTCTGTAGCATTTACTTATGTACGCACCGCGCATGGCATTTTGATACTCTTCTTCCGTAAGAGGTATTACGATGCGTTTTGCAACGGTGCTTTTTTGATTTGACTTGTTTCTGTTCTCGGCTAGTTCGTCGAGGATATTGATTTCAAGCATTTTTATTTCCTTTATGATGTTTTTTTGTCTGCTTTGAAACTTTAGTGGATTTTTAATAAAAAACTATTAAAAAAGGAAAATTAAATTATTTTAACAAGGAGTAAAAAAATAAAATATGATAGTATTTTACAAAAATGGAGGTAAAAGTAAATGATTGTAAGAAAAGATAGTCTTGATTATGTATATCTGTTTATGAAACCTTTCGGGGTTGTTAAGGCAGTTCCTATATACGAGAAAGGAAAATACGATATAAGAAAGTTTAGAAACGCAAAGGTCTATACTTTTGACGAAAACGAGCTATTGTTTGATGTAACTCCAAAAGAGATAGTTAAGGCTGTAAAGCAGGAGCTAAATGTAACAGACGATATTTTGGCTAAAAAACTTGGTATGTCCTCACCGTCACTAGATACCAATAAGAGAATGATGCAAAAGAAACATTTTAGAAGTTTAGTGGATCTCTTAGACATAGAAAGAAAAGCAAAAATAGCAACTCTTCAAAAAATAATAAAAACAGATGAATTAGAAGAAGTGCAGGGCGAGTGAGCGCCCTTGCACAAATAAAAGAAATGCGTGCAATCACACAAATTGCACTAGTATTATAGCGCAAAAACCACAAAATACACCACAAAAACCTACAAAAAACTATTAAATTTAAGTAAAACCTTATCATACATAGGTTATAATTAACCTACTAAGTACAAGGAGTTAGTTTAATGGTTTGCATAAACGATAAGATAATGAGTCTAAAAATATCAACTACAGATAAACTAGTGTTATCTGCTCTTCAAGAGTCCGCAAAAGACAGTAGCGGAATAACAGAAATAAGCAATTCGGATATTGCAAAAACTGTAAATCTTAATATCTATACCTGCAAAAGCTCACTTAGACGCTTAGCATATGCAGGTCTAATAGAAAGAAGCGTAACTAAAGTTGACGGAATATTAAAAAGAAAAATCAGAATCAAAGAAGAACTTTTTAGCTAGGTGCAAAAAATGACAAATAAGCAAATAATGGAAAGAGCAGGATTCAAGGATTCAACTCTCTATTCAACTAGGGGCGAAAAACTAGAGTATATTAAGAGTCTTGATGACGACATAGGATTAGCATTTAGGAAGTATGTTGATATTTCAAATGAGAGGTTAAGTAATTTGATTCTAATACACTCATTGCTAAGAGATGCAGGAGTAGGGTGTCTTGGAAGGTTTAGCTTATATATAAACAAACTAGGAATATACAAACACAAATACTCATTCCATTGCCAAATCTCAAGTATGAGGCCATATAGAGAAAACAGCATAATGGGCTTTAATAAATTTAAGAAGATGGAGCAGATTATAAAAGCATTTGAGGATTTCAAAAAGGAAAAAAAGTGCGAAAATTTATAATTTGCGAGTGCGGTGGCATATGTAGATTTGGAAACAGTAGATTTAATAATAATACTGTAGTAATAGTGCAGTGCCTTGAATGCGGAAAGAGGATAAAAAAGATGTCAAAGCAGATTCCTTTAGCATATTTAAAACATCTTGCAATAGAAGACATAAAGAACAAAAATGCTTATAGCCAATAGCAGAAAAAAAAGCTTTGATCGATACTCAAAGTGGAAAATGAATATAGCTGATGCCTTGAAGATGTCAAACGAGGGATCACAACAAGCTAAATTTTTCAACGGTGTTAAAGTATTGAAAAGAAAAAACGAAATTTTCGGTTCCATATATCACATACCAAACGGCTCAAATAAAACTAAGTTTGAAAGAGCTAAGTTTAAAAGAGAGGGGCTTATATCCGGAGTTTGGGATGTTCACGTACCTATACCCAGATTCGGATTAGCAGGTATGTACATAGAGTTTAAATGGACTTCAAGCCTAAGCGACGATCAAAAGAAGTTTCAAGAGCTTTTAGACGGTCACCATATGTTTATCGTCGTCCACTTTGGAGATCAGGCTATAGATGCACTAAAGCATTGGATGTCTTGCGATACTATTGAAGAGTTTGCAGAAAAGGTCAGGTTATGAAGATATCGAGTGGTGAAGCAAAATGTATAGCTATGCTTATTTTCGTAAAAGCTATAATAGAAACAAAAAACAGGATAAAAAACGGTGAGGTTGACGCTACTGGAACAGTCATAAAAGACAATTCAGACGAAAACACACATAAAACCATAGAAGCGTACCTTTTGGAGCTAAAAAGCAGAATAGAGACGCTTATAGAGAAAGACATCATGCAGAAAGATAAAGCGGGTTCAAAAAAGTTAAGTGCAAAAATCCTTTTGCTACATGCAAGGACAAACGGACTATTGGATAAAAAAGAGTTTGACTTGGATCTTTTGACTATTAGATTGCTATATGACGTAGTCAACAGAAAGAACACATCAAAAAGAATAAAGGAGATAATAGACGAGTCTGAAATAAAATATCTACAGGATCTTGTATCGACGCTATATGACACAAGTATAGAGTACATTAGGCAATACATACACATTATAAAAACCTCAAGCAGAATAATTCAAGAGATCGAGTGCTAAAGTGATTTTAAAACACCATGTAACAAAAGAAGACGTAGAGATAAAAAACGGAAAAGAGCTAAAGGAGTTCCTATCGTATCTAAATCCTCTTTTTTTGAAAGAGTACAAGAGAATAATAGAGAGAGACAGAAAAGATATTGAAATAATAGGAATCGGAACGGAAATAAAAATAATCAAAAAATACAAGGAGAGAAATTAGTGAGACAAACGGAAAAAGCTTGGGAGGCGTTTAAAAATATTGCTATACTAGATTGCACACCATGTAATCAAGTTGTTGATATGAAACGTGCTTTTTATGCAGGAGTTGCTACAGCATTAGGGTCAATAAAGCTTGCAAATAAAGACAAACAAGTGGACAAAATTAGAGATATTGAAGATGACATTATAGCGTTCATGGCTTCAAGTGCTATGCTATCAGATGAGATGTGAAAAGTACATTATTAAGTTACAAAAAAACAAGGAGAATAGATTGAGTTTACTAGAAAAAGAATGGGATAAATTTAAGAGCGCGGTTATACCGGATGATGCGTCAGATGAGCAAGTTGAAGACATGATGAGCGCATTTTTTGCAGGCGCAATTGTTATTACAAGCATGATAACAAAAGCCGTTAAAGATAAAGATATAGGAGCAGCAAACAAAATTCAAGACGAGATTATGGAGTATGTAAAGTCGATTTTTAAACATACAAATCAAGATACAGATACGGTCTTTAAGGATGCAAAAGCAGAAAAAGTTGATCTAAAAAATTATGTAAAAGAGATAAAACAAAAAGATATAGAAATATCCTTTAACAAAGATAATGTTTTTGGAATTAAATTAGATTTAAGTGCAGAAGGCATAAAGAAGGACGAGCAGTCTGAGCTAAAATTAATGCTTAATAGAGATGGCGATATCGATGTTATTGTGTGCTTTGAGAGTGGAAAGTGCTATAAAGTTCACACAATACACTTTCATGAGTGGGAGTTCAAAAAATGAGTTCCAAAAAGTACATTATATTGCAAATATAATAGAAAAACCTACTAAAAACTATCAAAATTAATACTATTTTAAATTGATATAGGTTACAATTAACCTACAAAACAAGAAAGGATTAAGCGCTGAAATGAATTATATTGACTATTTTATGAGTCTAAACCAGATAGATAATGACTTCAAAAAAGTTGTTGCATTACAGATTGATAACAACAACAAGACAGTAGGTAAAGACTGGCAAATCAAAAACCTTGCATGGCATAGGGCGATATATGCAGAAGCAGTGGAGCTATTTGACTCCACCGCTTGGAAATGGTGGAAGTTTGAGACATGCGATCATGACAATATAAAAATGGAGTATGTAGATATACTTCATTTTTTAGTAAGCTGGGCTATTATCAAGGAAGAACTAGAGTTTCTTCATGAATGTTTATCCGACAAGTACATTACGAGAAACTCCATACATAAGAGCATAGATAATGTAATCAAATATAGTGCGGATAGAACATTAATGTACACTATAGAGTCTTTCTGTGAACTAAAAGAGCATATATTTGATGATACGAAAGATATATATGATCTCTATTTTGCGAAAAACTGGCTTAATGGCTTTAGGCAAGAAAACGGCTACAAAGATGGAGTATATAAAAAGATCATAAACGGCAAAGAGGATAACAAGATATTAACGGAGCTTGTTATCTTACATGGATTAGAGACAGCTAAACAAAAGTTTGCAGAATTATACAGAGAGGCAAAAAAATGAATTTAATCGTACTATTAGGAAATCTTACAAGAGACATAGAGTTACGCTATGCGCCGTCAGGTACTGCTATAGGATCCACAGCTATAGCAGTAACAGAGAAATATAAAGACAGTAGTGGAGTAACGCAAGAGGATGTAATGTTTGTAGATCTTTCATTTTTTGGAAGACAGGCGGAAATAGCAAATCAATACCTAAAGAAAGGTTCAAAAATAAGCATAGAAGGAAAGCTAAAGCTAAATACTTGGACTGATCAAAACGGGCAAAAAAAGCAAAAGCATCAAGTCACGGTTAAAAGCATGACGATGCTTGACTGTAAAAAAGACAATGAAGGAACTGGAAGCTATAACAATCCGCAAAACAGTTACAGTCAACCACAAAACAGCTATAACCAGCCACAGGATAATCACAGTCAACAACAAAGCAGTTACAGTCAGCCGGAGATCCCGGAGATAGACATAGACGATGATGAAATACCGTTTTAAGATAGGAAGGAAAGATGAAATTATTATTTAGAGCATTTCACAAAGACAGTAAAGAGATGTTACAAGCGCTAACAATGGAAGAGATATGCACATTTGAACAAAGATTAACAAAAGAAGAGTATAGAGGGATTATTCTAACACAAAGTACAGGTTTTCACGACAAAATTGAAGTAGAGATTTTCTTAGGAGACATAGTTAAAGACAGTAATGGCGATGAGTATGAAATTATATTTCATGATGGTGCAATTATGGCAGGAAGAATTGTATTTGACAATAACGCAATTATAACAAAAAGAGATGAATTGCTATTTTATCTCAATGCTGAAAATGCAAAGAGTGTAAAAGTTGTTTCAAACATATTTGAAAGGGGAAAATATGAAAAAAATAGATCTTGATGACGTAAAAGTTAAAATTGACGCTATTGGCTATGCTACAAGAGCAAAAGAGATAATAGACACAATAATAGACGAGTTTGGAGCAAACGCAAAAACAGGTGTTGAGTACGGAGTAATTAACAACAAAGGAGAGCTTGAAGTAAGAATAGACGTAAAAAAGGGTAACAAAGAAAGAACATATCTTATTTATACCGTTGAAGACTTTATTATAAATCAGAACAACTAAAGTTAAAAAATGTCAATACTTACAAGACACGGAAGAGCATCACCATATATAGTAAAAGACGGAGTAGAGTATATCTCTTTAGTGCAGTGTGCTAAAGAGATGAAGAAAAGCAATACTACTTATTTTTATGTATCCAAATTTGCAAAAAATATAAAACACAAAAAGATAGGTGGTTTTATATATATGAGTATGGATGACTACAGAGATCTACAAGATAGTCTTGAAATTGAAAAAACCTTCAAACTTGAAGTAACTTTGTTTGCAGAGTGGATAGGTAGAAAAACAAACAAAAGAAACTTGCTTGAAAAAGTAAAGCTATCAGAGGAGTTTACTTTTGATACAGGCTCTGCTATATTGACTTATAACAACTCTATAGATATAGTTAATAAATACTATAAATATATACCTGAGTTTTTAAAGGAATATGACGGCTCAGGCATATGTTTAGATGTTCTGGAAGCATTAAACGAGCATATTGTTAAAAAAAGACTACAATCAAAAAAACAAAAAAGGCAAAAATTTGAAGCTGAAAACTATCTATATAGACCAAAAAGATCTACACCTAAATGACGAAAATGTAAATGTACACAGTTCAAAGAGTATAGAAAAGATAGCAAAGAGTCTAAAAGAGTTTGGATTTATAAATCCAATAGTTATAGACAACGATAACATAGTGATTGCAGGAAACGGAAGACTGGAAGCCGCTAGAAGGCTAAAGATCGATAAAATCCCTTGCATAAGAGCGGAACACCTCACAGAGGCACAGTTAAAGGCTTATGCGATAGCAGATAACAGAGTAGCCGAGGAAAGCTTTTTTGATATGGAGTTATTATCAGCAGAGATTGAAGGCTTACAAGACTTAATAGATACCGATTCTTTAGGGTTTGACGAAGACGAGTTAATGGATATACTCCACAGCGATATATTTGATGACGACAGTAATGTAATAGAAACAAAAGAAAAAAACGATAAAGAGACAGAAAGGATGAATCCTATGCTATTCGAGCATCAGGACTTTATCGTATTTAAGTTTGACGACGTAAATGATTACGTAAAGTGTCTTACAGGGCTTGGAATTAAAAAAGTGGACGCATCTCTATCGCCTAAAGTAAAAAAAATTGGATTAGGAAGGGTAGTTGACGGAACAAAGCTAGTCGAGTTGTTAGGCGGCAAAGATGAATCTTAAGAAGATAATCGTCTCCAGAGGGAGATACAACACAATAACCACACACAAACTCTTAAAGGACTACATAGTATTAGTCCCGGATAGCGAAAAAGACAGGTACGCCAAAAAGATAGACCCTGACAAAATAGAAACACTACCGGATGATGTTATTGGACTTGCAAAAGTGAGAAACTACTGTATAAGAAACTACAAAGAAGACATTATCATGATAGATGATGATATAACAAGTTTTTATTCGGTATGCAGAAAAAAAGCAAACTCTATAAAAGATCCGGAAGTAATAGATCAGATATTAAACAACTGCTATATATGTGCAAAAGATGTAGGAGCAGTTGTATTTGGATTTAATCAAACAATGGATCCCAGAAAGTATAATCCGTCAAAACCTTTCCTCTTAAAAGGTTGGATTGGCTCTATAATTGGAATAATAGGGAAAAACGACTTCTTTGACGAAAGGCTGAAAATAAGAGTTGACGTTGATTTCTGCTTGACACAGTTATATAAAAACAGGTTTATCTGGATAGACAATAGATTTTCTTTCTACAGTCATAAAAACTACAATGCAGGCGGTAGCAGTATCTTAAGAAGTAGCGATAATCTTGAAAGCGATAAGAGACTACTAAAAGAAAAGCATGGAGACTGTATAAAACTAAGTTCTTATAAAGGAACGGACAAAGTAAATATAAACATAAAAAGGGAAAGCAAAATTATCTTATAGATAAAAAATAATAGTTAAACCTACAAAAAACTATTAAATTTAAGTAAAACCTTATTGAACATAGGTTATAATTAACCTACCAACAAATAAATACAAGGAAGGTTACAAAAATGAGATATGAGATAAAAACAAATAGAGGTTACAGTCTTTTAGACGTTGCAAGTGCTCTACAAAAGAGCATAAGAAGAGGCGATGAAAAACTTGCAGGGTATATGGCACTTGAATTGTTCGCAAGCGGGTTCGCTAATTACTGCTGGAAAAGACTTTTAACAGTAAGCGCTGAGGATGTTGAGACATGGGTAACTAAAGAGATAGTGGCATTACACTACTCCTACACGCTCGTCAACACGCCAAAGCCCAAAAAACCAAAAGGAAGGATTTTTATAAGTAAGGCAGTAATGATTCTATGCAGAGCCATAAAGTCCAGAGATACGGATCATCTTCAAAATTTTATATACGATAACAAGATAGGGATAACAGATAAAGAAATTGAAGACCTCTTAAACAGCATAAGCGAAGAGGATAGAATGGAGCTACCTGATTATACATTCGATGTTCATACAAAAAAAGGAAAAATGGCGGGCAAAACAAAGAAGACTTTTTTCTTAGATGAGCAAAACTCCTTATTTCCGGATAGCGACAGAGATCTTTTCAGAAACGAGCTAAAAGCATACTTGGAGAGCTTTTAGTGGCCAACAAAATACTGCTAACAAAAAAGAGGTGCTACAAGTGCAGAAAAACAAAACCCATAAAGGAGTTTTTGAAAAACCCGAAAACTCCTACCGGGTATAGCGGGAAGTGCAAGGACTGTAATAAGAAAGATCAGGAATCAAAAAAGGCAAAAGAAGGTAAGTTGACAGACAATCAAAAGCGCTTATTGAAAGCGCTCGAACAAACTGTCGGCATTTTAACACCGGCTTTGAAAATGGCTGGAGTAACGCATAACAGCCACTATGATTGGCTTAATAAATCAGAGAATTATAAAAAAGAGTATGAGAAAATAAAAGAAACTCAAATAGATTTTGTAGAAAGCAAACTGCTAAACAAAATCAAAGAAGGAGATACAACGGCTATAATTTTCTATCTAAAAACCAAAGGAAAAGATAGAGGCTATAGCGAAAAAATTGATCTAAGTATAACAGAAAAAAAGGAAGACGTTATTTTGTATCTACCTGATAACAAAAGGGATGTGATAGATACAGAAATAACAAGTCCAAAAGAGATCGAAAACAAAAAGCAAAAAAAGTAAAGAAAAATTTGTGTCTGATATTGGATTTTAGACACTTTAAAAAATTGTTTTTACTTTTTTTACTGGAAGGGTAAAAAAGATGGAAATAAGACCACAAGCAGGCAAACAAGAAGAGTTCCTAAGCACAAATGCAGATATTTGTCTTTATGGCGGATCCGCGGGTAGCGGTAAATCTTTTGCTTTACTGCTAGAAGCGCTTAGGCACAAAAATAATGCCGGATTTGGCGCGGTTATATTCAGAAAAGAGCATACTCAAATAACCAACACGGGCGGGCTATGGGATGAAGCAATAGAGCTTTATACACACTTTGATTGTGAACCCAGTATAGGAAACACAAAGTTCACTTTCTCAAGCGGCGCTACTGTAACACTTAGAGGGCTTGGAGCAGATAAAGATCTGGAAAAGTGGCAGGGGTCACAGATCGCTTATATTGGCTTTGACGAGTTAACGCACTTTAGCAAAAAACAATTTATGTATATGCTATCCAGAAACAGATCTACATGCGGAGTTAAACCATACATAAGAGCAACAACAAACCCGGACGCCGATAGCTGGGTAAGAGATTTTATCGATTGGTGGATAGGTGAGGATGGTTTGCCGATACCTGATAGAAGCGGAGTTATACGATATTTCGTAAACTACAATGACGTAATACATTGGAGCGACAACAAAGAAGATCTCAAAAAAGAGTTCCCGGGGATAGAACCTAAAAGCTTTACCTTTATAAGCGCAAGTGTTTACGACAACAAAAAACTCTTAGAAAAAGACCCTTCTTATCTTGCAAACTTACAGGCTCTTCCAAAGGTAGATAGAGAGAGATTGCTTTACGGAAACTGGAATACAAGAGCAGATGCAGGTCAATACTTTAAAAAACGGTATTTCGAGATAGTCGAAACATTACCGCCGATGAGAAAGACAGTAAGGAGTTGGGATTTCGCAGGCACAAAACCAACACCGGAAAACCCTGATCCTGATTATACAGTTGGACTACTTGCAGGTCTTGGTAAAGACGGATATATCTACATAATCGATATAGTAAGACTGAGAGACACTCAAGCAGTTATTGACAGTACCTTTAAAAACACCGGAACAAGAGACGGAAAGAAGACGAACATAACAGTACCTAAAGATGTTGGAAGTGCAGGTAAAGCATTAGCGGAACACTTTGTAAGGATGATGCTAGGATATCCTATAAAGGCTATATCGGTAACAGGTTCCAAAGAAGTAAGAGCAAAGCCGGCTTCAAGTCAAGCAGAACAAGGAAACATAAAGCTATTACGAGGCGATTGGAACGAAGAGTTTTTAAACGAGTTGGAAAAGTTTCCTCTTGGAAAACATGACGATCAAGTGGACGCTTTAAGCGATGCTATAGAAGAGTTGTCAAATGTGACTACTACATGGGATTATTGAAAAAAATATGAATTTAATAGAAAAAATACCAAAAAGCTATTAAATTTAAGTCAAATCTTATCTAACATAGGTTATAATTAACCTATCAATAAATAATATAAGGAAAGGATGAAAGATATGGCTTACATCACAAAAGAACAAACAGCAGAGGCTAGAAAGATTGCAAACGAGATAGGTAAAAAATACGGATTAAAGATTTCCACAACTATGGAAAACCATTCAACGCTTAACATCTCTATCATGAAAGGCAAGAAGATCACAATCGACGATCTTGATCTTTCGGGATACATGAAAGATTTTATAGCAAGATATGGAGTTGGAGCATTTACATACAACAATGAAAAAGAATTTGAAAAAGCATTTAGCGAGTACCTTGCAGGTGGAGACTACAACTATCAGCTTATGAAGTATATTGGAGTTTCAGAGTTGATTAACGACGGAAAAGGGCACATGAACCTATTCAACAAAAATTCAGACTTTTATAAAGCATATATGGAGATCGAAAAAGAAGTTAAAAAAACTCTAAATTGGTTTGACGATTCAGACTCGATGATAGACTATTTTCATACAAAATTTTATTTCAATTTTGAAGTAGGTAAATGGAACAAGCCTTATACGGCGATTTAAAACTGTAGAACCTCTTTTTTGGATAAAATAAACCAAAAAGAGGTTTTTTAATGGAAAAAATAGAAAACTCCCTAAAAGGTTTTGCTGATTTCCTAGATAAGCAAATAAAGTCAGTAACTGCTGATAATGAACTTGATGCAGACACTAAACAAAAGATCTACAAAAGTGACAAACTTTTAAGAAAAATAATAACAAAGCCGATAACTACAGGTTTAAAGAACTTTATAGACTACACAAATGCAAAAAACTTACAAGATACTCATAAGAAAGACAAGATCAAAGAAAACATTTTCAATGTAGCAGAGAATGTAAGAGTGTTTGGAGGTGTATTAGTAGTATATAACGACGGAAGGGAGCCGGATAGAGCTCCTACTGGAAACTTTCAGAACTTCATAACAGTAAGATCTGAAAACGTAGTATGGCATGAAATAAATCAAGGAGAGACCGGCTACAAGAGAGTACCGGAGATAACAGTATCTATCAACGGAGTAGAAGACAGCTATATGATCCACGATGATAGGTGGATAGAACTAAACTTTAACAGCGAGCTTGAAGCAGTATATCCGGCTACCACAGCGCTCAACATAGCTATAAACACACCGGTACAGCTCATCGAAAGCTCACAGGTCGATATACTGAGATTGAAGGGTCTTGCAAACGCTTTAAGTACATGCGGGGATGTGAAAGAGTGTGAAGAAATATATCAGAAACTCTTTACCAGATTGCAAACCATGTACAAGATAATGACATCATTCAACTTGATACCTATGGATAGCGAAGAGCAAATAGATCAGATAACCAAAAATCTATCAGGGTACAAAGAGATTCAAGACGCTTTAATGGTTATGGTAAGCGCGGTTTCTGAGATTCCTATAACCATCCTTTTTGGAAAGTCACCGAGTGGATTTCAGGGAGGCGATCACGAGTTAGAAAACTACTATGACTATGTGAGCAGTGAAGTACAAGACAAAATCTTTACTCCAGTGCTGAACCTATATCATAAAAACAAAAAAATAAAATATGAAGTTGTCTATAACTCAATAAAGACAGAAACGAAAGAAGAACGACTAAAGTATGAGATAGATACAGCTGAACTACAGAACAAGAGAGTAGGGGTGTTAAGCACTCTTTTAACCAACCTATCAGGTGAGGTAAAAGACAAAGACATCATTGATTTTGTATTCAAAGGCAAAGAGATCACGAAAGTCGAAGACACCGGAACAGATTTTAACCCGGATGGTGAATTAGAGGATGTTATCGAGTGATCGTAAGATATAGAGATCCGAAGTATCCTTTTTATGCTTATCTGGAGTACAAGAACACGCTAAATAAGCTATATAACGATTTAGAGGATGAATTACTTAGATTAGAGGTTAAAAACGCTAAAAACGGATTCTATGTAAAGAATGACATTTTAAAAGATGTTGAGAGAATAATAAAGAAGATCGAAAAGATAACCGGCAAGTGGGATTTAAAGAAAGTAGTATCAAAATGGATAAAAAAAACAATGATTATCCATGATAGGAGAGTCAGAAAAGACAATGTACAAGCATACAAGATCCTAAAGCTCCCAACAAATCTTAAACTAAAAAAGGTTATCAAGAAAGATTTAGAGATCTTGACTGAGTACAATGTAGGGCTTATAAAGACGGTAAACGAGAGACTCAAGGACAACATCAAAAACGATATCTATTTGGCTTTACAGCAGAATAAAGAGTTCAGTATCCGGGAGATCATAAAGAACAGGATAGGAACAGGACATAGAAATTTTAAACTTATTGCAAGGGATCAAACGCTTAAGTTCAATAGATCCTTGACGCTTGCAAAGGCATATTATGCAGGATATGAAGAGTTTATATTTAAAACCTCAAAGGATGATAGAGTAAGAAAGACACACGCGAAGCTAGAAGGAAAAAGATTTAAAGTTATCGGAGACAATGCCGGAAATAGGGCGCTAAATGATATAAACTGTAGATGTAGTCGAGAGTTTATAATAGAATTTTAAAAAGCTTGTAGCCGGATAATGTGCAAATCCTAAGACAATCGAACAGCGCTGATCGGCTAGCAAAGGATAAACCGCACCGTATCTGCTAGATCCGCCAAAAAAAGTTAGCAAGATGCAAGGCGAACGCCACTTGAAGGAGAGGGGGCTTATTGGGCTGGACGGCTTGAACGTTAAAATAGTGCCCACCACCCGCCTAAACAGCATAAAAAAAAGATCGGAAGTCTAAAAATGCTTGAAGAAAAAAATGAAATACATCCATAGCGTGTATCAAGTACATCCATAGAGTGTATCCAAAAAATGAAATTTTATAGGTAATACACGCTAAAAAGTGTATATTGTAATATTAAATATTACACAATACATTTTTAAAAATGTATATTCCCAAAAAAAAGGAATAGGAAAAGTACTTATTACTATAAATAAGAGATTTTTTAAAAAAAAGTTGTTCAAATCCCTAAATTTAGGGCTTAACACCACTTTTGCTAATTCCCTGGATAGGGGTATATAATTCCCTGGATAGGGGTATAAGGTTCCCTAGATAGGGGTATATAAAAAAAGATTTTTAAAGCTTATTCCCAAAAAAAAAGGAACAATATACCAAAAATTCTACAATATTCCCAAAAATTTAGGAACATTAAAGAAAAAATTCTATATTATTCCCAAAAAAAAAGGAATAAGGCACAAAATGAGTATTACTTACGAAGCAATAGAAACAAGAGAGAATCCGGAAACAGGAGAAATAATAACAAGGGAAAACAGAATAACAAAAAGTTCAAAGGAAGATATATTTTTTATGACCTTCATTGAAAGTATAGGTTTTATGAAAAATCTATCTAAAACAGAAATCCAAACAGTGTTCGGATTAATGAAGTATGTTACTTTTAATGATAATGAGGTTGTTGTAAATAGGTTAGTTAAAGACAGAATATCTGAACTTATGAATATATCTTTAAAATCTATAAATAACTCTATAACAGGGCTTGTAAGAAAGCAAATAATAAAAAGAGTTGGAAGGGGAACATATCAGTTAAATCCGCATATTTTTGGCAAAGGTAACATACATGCAATTAGAAAGTTGAAAATGACTTATGAGTGGGATTTTGAAAAACTAAAATTAACTAAAAATGTTGATAGCGAGTATTTTTCAGACGAAGAACTGGAAGCAAGACAAATAGCAAAAAACGACTACATAGAAGCCGAAGTAAGCGAACCTGATACAACACTCAAACAAATACTAAAAGATAGCCTAAACGACGATTTTGAAGCCGTTATTGACCTGAAAAATATAGATCTCCCGGACGAAGAAATCGGACGACAGATCACCGAGATCTTGCAGATAGACCTAAATGGAAAAACTTTGATATTTGAAAGCGAGTTGAAAGATAAGATCTGGAGTGTAGCATTGAGACCTAGTGTAGCTAAAGAAGTGCTTTGATAAAAAACACAAACAACCACTAAAGAAAACCAGAAAACAGCCGATATAAATATACAAGACAAAAAAAGGAAAAAAGACATGAAAAAAATTATCGGCTTATCAGTTCTAATTTTTGCACTAACGGGATGTGGTGAAGAATACAAAAACAAAAAAGAGATCTTCAATATAGAAGATACAAGCGATGTATTTCTTTTCGAAAGTGTAAAAACAAATTATTCGCTTGATTGTAGTTTGAATGGCGGTTACATAACAATAGATGTAATTGAAAAAAACACATACGAAGTTAAATTTAATGCTATATGCATTGAAAAATAGAAATTTAATAGAAAAAATACCAAAAAGCTATTAAATTTAAGTCATGATTTATCTAACATAGGTTATAATTAACCTATCAAAACAAGGAAAGGATACAATATGAAAAGAATGTTGAAACGACGCACTGTATTACGGGATGAAATAAAAAGTAGAGATGGCTCAACAGGATGGCTCGATGCAATATGGATAGATCAGCATGGCAATTGGTCTATCCATTCCACAGGAACGATATGTCCAGGAGAGATAAAAGTTCCTTTCACCTCATTCTCTCCATATTACGGTGAGAGCTTTGATGCGGCGATAAGCCGTATATTCCGCGAGATCGACAATAGTATTGCGGAGTTGAAGGCAGGAACATATAACTCACACAGCGATGTGTGGTCATAAAAAGGAGATACAAATAATGCAAACAAAATTCAAAGTTCAATTCACAAGGGTAGGAGAGGGCATAATAGATTTTACTAAAACAAAAATAACCAAAGAAGAGTTCCATAAGTTATCATGGAGTGAGCAAGAAACATTTTTGCAGAAAAATATAGAAAATGTAGATTTAAAGGAGTTGCAGGACTGGATTATTGTTGAAAATATTAATTTAATAGAAAAAATACCAAAAAACTATTAAATTTTAAGTAAAACCTTATTGAACATAGGTTATAATTAACCTACCAACAAAATTTAAACAAGGAGAAAGAGATGAAAATGACAGTTAAAGAGTTTTTCATTCAAATGAACACAAAAAACCTAACACTTAAAGATGCAACCCTGTTTTCAGGGATAATTTATAATAAGGACGGAAAGCTTCTATATGGTAATGACATTATAGTGGTTATAGAAACTAAAGACGATATAAAACAAGGAAAGGGTTAAATAATGAAAGAGATTGAAAAAGATATAAAAGAAGAAATAGGGCGTTTAGAATCAAAACTTAAAACACACGAAGATGTGTTGGAGACGATGAAGAAGAAAGGAAATTTCGATAAAGAAATCATAAAGACTCTATCGGAAGAAATAAATAGACTTAAAAGAGTTAAAAAAATACTTGAGAATCATTTAAAACTAAAAAAATAGAAAAATATTTAGAAAACAAACTGTAAAAACCATAACCTCACAAAAAAAGTAAAATAAGCCAAAACACAAAAAAAGGAAGGATATGGCTTATTTTGCACTACTTAACAAAATAGACAAAAACACAATCAAAAACAAAAAATCCGCAAACGGTGTAGTTACATTTGATGCAGTTATAGGATCCGCTAAAGTGCACGAATTTTACTTAGGTGAGGTATATCAAGTAGATATGCCTGAGTATCTTAGAAACAAAGATATGCACACAACCATAAAAGTAAACTTTACGAAAGAAGTTGTAAAAAACTCTCTTGAAAGTGCATCTTATTTACCGGTAACAAACGGGCATCCTGACGATCTAATTATGAACTACCCAAAAAAGGAGGCATTACAGTATCTCGGAAAAGGTCTTACAAGTGAAGCAAGGCTAAATGATAAAGGTGAGATCGAGACAAAGATATCTATTGTAGATCCTGATTTGGTAACAGATGTGTTAAACGATAAATCAGAACTGTCATGGGGTGGACTGGTCCAATACGAATGGCTTAGTGAAGAAGACGCAAAAGAAAAAGGGTATCACGCCGAACTTGTAAATGAGATTATCTTTGATCATGTTGCAGTAGTTGAAAACGGAAGATGTGGCAATGACTGCTCAATAAAGAACAGCGAAAAAGCGGAAAAAGAATCTTTTGCAGATCTGAAAAATGAAGCAAAAGAGATCTTTACGTCAACGGTAACAGCCTTAAAGTCAAAAGCAGAAAACGCTCAAAAAACAGAACCTACAAAAAATATTAACATTACTTCACAAAATCAAAAAAAGGGTAAAACTATGAAAATTGTTTTAAACGAAAAAGAGTTTGAAGTAGATGAGTCTATAGCAAACGAGATAAACAAGTTCAAAGGTGACATGGAAGGTAAGATAACCGCTCTTAATAAAGAGAGTGAAGATCTTAGAAAAGAAGCGGAAGAACTTAGAAAGATCAAAGCGGAAGCAAGATTTAACGATATCGTAAACAAAGCCAGAGAGATAGACGATAGTATCGAAATTGCAAATGATGATACCGTAGTTACCGTTATAGGTAAAGTCATGAACCAGCAATTTGAAAATGAAGAAGTTGCATATTATGCATTTACTGCATTTCATAAAGCAGTGACAGACACAAAGACCGACGTGGTACAGCTAAACGAGAAAAAAGATGTACAGAGCGCTTACGAGCAGGCGAAAAGTGTTTATGACGAAATTTTAGGAGGTAAATAAAAATGCCAGTAAATGTAACAACAACTTTTAACAAACAAAACAAAGCAGGTGTGATGACTCATGATATTTTGGGACATAGAGTATCAAGCAGAAGAATCGCGAATCTTACAAATATTCCTTTTGGTGTTGTCGTAGCTATTCCATCGGAAGGTGAGGAATTTATAGCACTACCTGACAGTGCAGATGCTACAACTAGAGGAGCAGTGACTGGAAGAGCTATAGGTATCACGGTATGCAAAGACGCATTTCCAAAGTGTGACACAGCAGGAGCAAACAATTTATCCATTAAGCCAAAACTTGAAGTTCCAATAGGAACAGATGCGGATTACTGGGAGAAAGGTGATACGCCTTCAATTCTTGAACAAGGCTCGGTTTGGGTTAAAGTCTTTGAAGACGTAGAAGCCGGAGACGCAGTTAAATATACTGATACAGCAGGTGGAACCAAAACACTTGGAATGTGTGGAAGAACCGGAAAAGATTTAGTAGGCGCAACATACGAAACGTCCGCAAAAGCAAATGAGTTTGCTATTGTAAGAATCAATAAGTAAGAGGGGATAAAATGATAACAAAAAACGCAAGAAAAGCATATTATAAAGCACACGTGGCTAGAGTTAATAGCAGAATCCCGACAGCTATTAAAAACGCTCTAAATTCGGATGAGATCGGCTATACAAGACTCTTTAAAGGTCTCATCAATACGCAGGGCGGCTTGTCGGCAAAAGTTGAGATCAATCAAGGCGGGTCAGTAGGAATATATGGAGAGCCGAATCTATCAAGCTTATATAATTCTACAGATTTCCCAACAATCAAAGGTGAAGCAGAGGGGAACATTGTCTATTCTAAGGGTAGCGTAATGATCTCTAAAGTTACTTCATCTATGGGTTCGTATTTGGAAGATGAGACGGAAGCACTTAACAACATCGATAAAGACGTAGATGCTCTTTTTATGGCACACGCTCACATGGACGATTCAGTCCTGATCGCAGGTGTCGATAAGCTTGAATTGCAGTCAATCTATGGGATCGGGAACCATCCGGATATCGGAAGAGTTGACAACACAACCGGAAAACTTTTCAAAGATATGACGGCGCTTGAGATCTATACAGAGTTAAAAGCTCAAATTCAGGATTTTGTACAGAATGTAAACCCGGCAGGCTCAAATAAGCAGACTCCTATCAGAAAAATTACTGTTGTAATGAGTCCTGATATCTATCTTATTTGCGCTATGGCTGAAATCGTAGTAGGTAACGATACAATTTCTGTTATCGCAAAACTCGAAAAAGACATGGCGGTAGTTGGAGGGATCCAGTTTGTTGACAACGGTGCAGTTGCTGAAATTAAACACACTGATCCAAACAATACTTCAAAGTGTGCGATTATCGGATATTTTGACAATCAATATATTGAAGCAAAGATACCGGCTCCTACAAACCTCTTAAGTGGCGGAAGCGGAGATGCTAGTCATATCGATGATAAGACGCATTATCAATCTTTGTTCGTATCCAAAAATCTCGGGATTCAAGTAAAGAATATCGGGGCGGGCGCTAACAAACTAAAGCCTTTGAGAGTATTGCAAGGACTTTAAAATTTAATAGCAAATAAAGGTTAAAAATACTACAATAAAGACCTAGAACCGACACACATGGTGTTTTTTCATGGGCTTTGTGCCCATGAGGTAATTTCGAGACTAGAAAACCTTTTTGCAAACTTTCATGCAAATCCTAGAACCGCCTTTCACAAAGGGCGGTTTTCTACTTTAAAAAACATACTCCAATTAAAAATATAAAATACAACTAACTAAAACAAAAAAGGAAAAAAATGTTAGTTGTATCAAGACAAAGACAACCATTAGTTATTCTACATGCAAAGAAAAGACAAAGCGTAACCCTATATCAAGGAGAGGCTACAGACATACCTGATTTTTATGCAGAGTTACCGGTATTTAAAAGATTGGTAGATGCTGAAATTATTGCTACCAGCGGAGTAGCAGAAAAAGAGAGAGAGATAAATAAAATCTTAGATATCCCAGATGATGTCAAAGCTGATCTCGAAAAGTATAAAATCCCATATTCAGAAAATACAGATAAAGAGTTCTTAATTGGAAGACTAAAAGCCAGAAAAGAAGAGTATCAACACATTGAAGAAAATCTTAGAAGCGGCGGAGTAGAGCTAAAAGGAGATGAGGATATAGATACCCTTATAGAGCTACAAAATAAGCTTTTAAGCGACGAAAGCAAAGTTAACGATATCGGAACTAAGGAAGAACAAAAAGAGGCTATAAAAGCAAACAACGAAGCTCAAAAACCAAAAAGAAGAAGACGTAGAAAAGATAGTGGAGTTGAATAATGGCTAACTATGATATCAACGAACAAAAGTTTGACGTTATAAAGGACGGTGTGTCTAAGTGCATAAGAAACTTTGGAGATTGCTTAGAATCCGATAGCTCAAATAACAACGCTACAGGCGGAGATCCTTTAAAAACCGCTACCTACAACGGCACGACCAAAGAGCTGGAATTAACATTAGACAGCGGGAAAAAGATCAAAGCTGACCTTAGTGCGCTCAACAAAGACGTAAAGCTTGATTCGGGGACGTATGACAAAACGGCGAAGAAGCTGAAGCTAACGCTATCAGATAACAGCACTGTAGAGATAGACCTAAGCGAGTTGACGAAAGATGTAAAGCTAAGCTCAGGCACTTACGATACATCTACAAAGAAGCTAAATCTAAAACTATCCGATAATAGTATTGTTGCAGTAGATATGACCGAGCTTGCAAAAGATGTAAAGCTAAGCTCGGGGACTTACGATAGCTCTACAAAGAAGCTTAATCTAAAACTATCCGATAACAGCACTATAGGAGTTGATCTATCCGATCTTGCATCAGGTACATCGGACACATCTCTGACATACAAAAAGATAGACAGCACAACGGAGGGGTGCAACCCTAATAGCTTTGTTGTCTTATCCGCCATGACGGACAATGTAAAACTATATTTACCTACAAGCCCTAAAGACGGAGATAGAGTCATAGCAAAAGTTGAAGGAAATATATACAATATTGAAATCGAAGGAAACGGGCATGCAATAGATACAGGAGGAAGTACAAGTTCTAAAATAGAAATGTTTACAAACAGTTCGGCTTTAGAGTTTACTTTCATAGGTGCTAAAAATGCTTGGAATATAACAGGCTCATATCTATACGAGAAAGCAAGAAAACTACATAGAGTAGTTGATCCTTTCGGAATAATCAATAATGGCGGTCGCGCGAATCTATTTACTACTAACTACATTAGAAGAAAAGGAAGCGGCTCAACTTCTTTTAGACAGAGATTGACGCCGGAAAACAGTATTTACGACATCATAAGAGGCGGGTGCGGTATAGATGGAAACAGTTACGGGTGCGGAACTTATTTTAATGTGTCGCATAACGGCATAGATTTAGCATTTAAGTCTTTCGCTTTTTCATTCTGGATAAATGTAAGTGAAGACATAGGATATTTTATAGGTAACAGCATAGCAAACAGTAACAACACCACCTTAAAAATAGGTTTTAAAAACGCAAATACTTTTCACGTCGGATTCCAGGGTAACGATGTAGATTTTACGCTACCATCAGGAGTTACAAGAGGTGATATCAAGCACAAATGGACGCATTTTGTGGTTTCCTATGACAACAATAATAAAAAGACAATGTTGCTTATAAACGGCGCGAAGATAGGAGAAAAAACTATGATAGGAGGAGACTTTCAAAGCAAGTTTGATAGATTGCTAGGAAGTGCCGACGGGTATTCAGGATTTTCACTTATTTCAAATCTAAGAGTGTTTGTTGATGCAGGTAATAAGTACGATCATATAATTACGGAAAAGCGGGGTTATATGATATATACAAAAGAAAAACCATTTTTGATAGAGGATTAACATGGCAAATTTTGATGTAAACGAAAAAGATATAAAGCTCCCTATGGAACCGGAAGAACTAAAGCCGGTAACATACAATAACAACGAATTTGAAATAAGTGTTTTCACGGGACAGTTTCCATCAGGAGAGAAACAACACAGTTTTGTAAATATAGATATACCTTTTGAAAACGTTGTGTCTTATGACGTTTTAGCTGTAGATGGTGCAGGGCTTAAAATAAAATCTTCAAGTGAAAGCCCGGATAACGCAAAATTTGGGCATAACCTTACAAGTGGTGGAGTTTATCTATATACTTTTACAACAAGTGAGAGTGCATTTGTTTTTGGAAAAGAGGCAATAGTTACTATTGTGAGTAGAAGGAGTTAAAAAAATGAATTATGATGTAAACGAAGTAGAAATAAAGGATCTTAGAAGTGAACTTGAAGACCTTATAGGTAATAGCGCTACAGGAGGAAACGCCGATTTAAGTGATTATGCTGAAAAGGATAAGATTGTTAACTTTGACAATATAAAAGACAAAGCAACTAAACCAACGGTAAGCGACTTTACTGATAAAAACGATATCTTTAGAGTGAACGATAAACTGTATTTCAAAGACGATAACGACAACATTATAGAAGTTGGATCAAGCGGCGGTAATGATGACGCCGAAAAGTGGAAGGCAAACACGGGATACTCAAAAGATGATCTGTTTTCATTTAAGACAACTTTGACGACAGCGACTTTTAAAGACGGAACAAAGATAGAGCCCAACAAGATATATATAGCTCACTATGATGCAAACACGACATCAAGCGGATCTCTAACCAAAGCAGAGATAGCAAAGATGCTACCGGTTTCCGGAAGCTCATCAGGCGGATCTCTTTATGCTGTAAACACATATCAAGACGCTGAAAACAATAAGTCAACATATAAAACAAACTCTTTGATATATGTATTGGAGTGGGGCGGTTTTCTTAGAAAGCACGAAGACGGTAACGTTTACCCGTTTGGTGGACACTCCTATCAAGGAGCTAAAAAAGCAATTACTTATAACAATGCAACAAATATAGCGCTAAACAACAAGTCAGGCACATTTATAGCGATGTTCACAACGAACATAAGCATTACAAACCTAGATATTGGAGACGATATCGATACCGGAACAGAGTTTATATTAGATTTTTACAATAAAAACAATAATAACGACCTACAGGTAAATCTACTAAACGATAGAGTATATACGACAAACAACGAGCTTATTGCAAGTGTTACCGTCCCTAAGCACGAAAGAGTTATTTACGTCCTTACATCAAACAAAGGGAAACTGCTTTATATCAGAAAACTTTGGATGGATGATGTAAGATTTACGACTATAAAAAGAAAGCTTGACATAGTTCCCGAAGATATAAAGAGAACTGATCTTGTGTTTGTAGAGAGATCGGGCGGCTTCAAGATCAGGAACGAGAGCGGCGATGTCGAAACATTTGGAGGTCAATGTTATCAGAACTCCACAGATCCGCTACTTATGGATAACCTACAAGAAGTTGACCTAATCTATGACGGGGCTAAGCACTTAAGATGGGTAAATAGAGACAGGACATCAGTTGTTATTAAACCATATGCAGGACTTAAGCCAGGCGCTACATTTTTGATCGATCTTGACAACAAAGTAAACAATACAGGTAAAGACGTAAACATTACATTTGCACAGGGTATTTTTACAAACAACGGCGAACCAATGCCTTTGACTGTATTAAAAGACGGAGAAAGAAAAATCTATGAGGCGGTTGTAGATGCTGAAAACAATGTGATTATAAAAGAGTTTTGGGGTAGTGGCTCTACAGCATCTTACCAAAATAAAAACAAGATTGATGTGCTACCTATGCCTGATACTATTACATTTTCAGATCTTCACACGGCTTACAATGCAGTTTATAACGGAGAAAAAACAACAGTTATAAACAAAGAAGCGGATATGCAGGTAGGTACCGATTGCTTGTTGATTGTAACAGCATCGGGTATCGCACAAAATTCAACCGATAGCAAAAAAGTTACTTTGGACTTTACGGGCAACCTATTTGTAGATAGTGTAGGTGGAACTATTCAGAAAATAGATGTTTACTACCCTGATGTAGCGGTATTTAAGCTAACTGTTAGAGACGACAACAGAATGATCGTAGAGAAACTTAGAGACGATCCATTTGTAGCTCATGATGTTTTAGATAACCCGCCGAGTGGATCTACTTTAAAACCTGATACATATTACAGATTTAATACAAGCGACGGTAACTCGCTGAATTATACGCTACCAGACCCGTCAACCGCTAAAGGATCTATTATCGTAATGCACTTAGTCGCGGCTAAATCCGGAGCAGGCGTTCATTATGATTCCTATGAGCAGGGTTCATCAAACAACTCAAGACTGATTGGAGCAGGAGATAGAGTAGTTTTATTTAGTACAGGTACGGCTTGGCTAACAATTTCAAAAATGGGAGAGTCGTTTTTTGCAAATATAACAACCACCGATCATACTATTAACTATGGAAACGATAAGTTCCTAATGGCTATGACAACAGGAAGTGATATTACAATAACCATTCCAGATACAGCAGGAGCTATCCCAGTAACGATTAAAAATGTATCTACAAACGACAACAACACTATAACAGTTGTTACGGCTAACGGTGCAACCATTGACGGGGCTTCATCTCTTGGAATCAAAGCAGGTGAATCCTATACCATCTTTATGACAGCGAGTGGAGTTAAGATACTGAGCTCACACACAAAGAGCGCAAGACGAAGAGAGATTATATGTGATAAAAAGAACAGCGGAACAGATGTAACTATACCAACTTGGGCAAATTACATCGAATTCACTGGAATAGATAGAAGAGCTGAAAAGGTTTTAACCGGAAGAAGATTAACATTGACAATATCAGTTGCAGACCTAGAGTTATTTACATCATGGGGGATGCTTATTAGAATGTTACCGAACCCATCTTCAAATAACTATGTAGAATACAGGTTTGAGGTAAAATACGATAAAAATACACGGAAGCTATATGTAAGAGAGTACCACGCAAACGTATATAACACATACGGCGCCTATACAGTAATAGCATACGAAAAGTAGGGCTACAAAATACGAAACTTTTAAAAAAAGCTATAATCTACCAAAAAAGAGGGTAGATTATGGCTAATTATCCAGTACCGGATCCGGACTACGCAAGCTTAGAAAACGAGATACTAAAACTCCAAAACAGAGTAACAGCACTTGAAACAAATCTACAGCTACACGATAGCAGAATAAAAGACAATAGAGACGACATAGCCGCTATAGATAACGAGATTTTGGCTATTAAGCAGAGGCTTGACGCGCTTGAATCAGATGTAACTGATCTTCAAAACAACAAAGTCGATAAAAAAGACGGGTACGATATCGTAAAAGTCGAAGATGTTTTAACCGGTGACGGCGAAAGTGTCGCAAATATAGACAGTCTTAGAAGGGAGCTTGATAAAGTAAAAGATCTTGATCGCATTACCGGAGAGACAACAGCTATAGACCTAAAGAGTTGCATGCTGAAACCTACAGAGACAAATTTCGCAAGTTTCGCACTTGATAAAGGTACTTATCTCATTACAGGCTTTATTAGATTTAGCGGTGACGTTGATTCTCTTGGAGAGGCATACTTTGAACACGATGGAAAAGTTAAAGAAAATGCAAAAGTCTTGTTTGGAAACGCAAAATATGGCACTTGTCCTATAACAGCTCTTATTCAAATCACGGACGACAATACAACGGTATATCTGAAAGCAAGACGATTAACAGGTGTGAGACTTGATCTTATTTCAAATGACAAGGCAAAATCTTATTTAACATGGGTAAGACTGGATAGCAAGGCTTAAGTATGGAAGAAAAAGTTATAGAGTTTATAAGAAGCTACTACAAAGAAGCAAAAGAGAAAGCAGACGAAGATCTGAAAAGTTGTTTCTATATAGCAGATAACGAGGTATGCAAAGAGGGATACAGTGAGTTCAACTATCTAAAAGCTTTATCACTCTATACGCTTCATATTTGTACGGAAAACGAAAAACGTATGTCATGTGATACAGATCCCAGAGTGGTTATTTCTGAAAAGATAGACGACGTAAACAACACTTTTAGGCTGGATCCTATAAACGGAGTTATACCGCTAAATATATACCATAGGGATTATCTTTTAATACCTAATTGCAGGATAAAAAGCTCTTTTAACGTAGATGCAAATCTTATAGAAGATGATGCAAGTTGCAATAACATGTATTCTGTAACTGATTTTAAGTATCACTTGGTTTGATCATGAAAAGAAAAGGAAGCGCTATAAAAAAGATCGCTGAAATAAAGTCAGCGCTTGGAAGCGGTAAGACGCTAAAAGTTGGCTTATTAGGCGGTCACTATCCAGATGGTACATCTATACCCTTAGTTGGGTTTTGGAACGAATTTGGCACAAAGAAGAGTCCAGAGAGACCATTTATGAGAGCTACTTTATTTTCAAACAAAAATTACAAAGACACTTTGGAAGCAATGGCAAAAGGTATCGTAGCAGGGAAGTACAATAAAGAAAAAGCCTTTGAAATGCTGGGTCAAAAAGTTAAGCAGGATATACAAAAAACAATAGTCGAGCTTAGACATCCGAGAAACGCAAAAAGTACAGTACTGAAAAAAGGATCGTCAAACCCTTTGATAGATACCGGACTTATGAGAAGTTCGATAGATTATGCTGTTGAGGAGTAAAGTATTTCTTGACAACTGAATTTAGGAATAGCAAAAACACCATAAATATAATAGAAAAACTACTAAAAAACTATCAAAATTAAGTAAAATATTATCTAACATAGGTTATAATTAACCTACCAATAAAATTTAAACAAGGAGATCATCATGAGAAAAATAGCATTTTTGCTTATTTTATCAACTTCAATTTACGCAAGGGTGTCTTGCAGTGACTTCAATATACAGTCAGAGGCACAAAACTACTGTGAGCAGAGACAGAAAGGCTACAAACTGCTAGATAGAGACAAAGACGGTGAGGCGTGCGAGTGTCTCAAAGGCGGCTCAGGTTATCAGAAAAGCTCTTGTAAAAGATGGAGAAAAAAACATGGCAAGTAAAATAAAAAGAATAGCGATATTTGTCGCTATTCTGATGACTTCACTACACGCAAAACATCTTCATTACGAGAGCGTATATCAAGAAAAGTTTTGCAATAAATACGATGGAGTAATGGAGTATGAACTAAAAGACAAAACTAGAGTTGACTGCATAACAGAAGAATTTGCCATAGAGGTAGATTTCGCTAAAAAGTGGGCTGAAAGCGTAGGTCAGTCGCTTCACTATAGTCTCATGACAGGCAAAAAGCCAGCTATAGTAATAATTCAAGAAGTTAGGAAAGATAATCACTACATAGGGCGCCTAAAAATTCTTTGCAAAAAATACAATATAACTCTTTTTGTAATAAATAAAAAATTTGAGATAGCAAAAATAATATAAAACACTTGTCGAATAAAAAAGCTATAATAAAACAAAAAGAGCTTTTTTATGAGACACAAACTAAATCTTTCAGGCATACGAAAAACCATATGCAGATACAGCGAACCGCACAAAGTCTATAGGTCCAACGGAGGGCATTATGATAGGGATACAATGAAGTGGATCGGAACAGGTAGAGAAGTTAAAACTATCAATATTGCATTTTTTCCAAACGGCGGAACTATCATGGATAAAGACGGTTTTAGACTTAGCTACAACGCTAAATTTTACTCCCTTGATGAGATAAAGCATGGAGACAACGAAGAAACGCAAAGAGACATTATTGAGAATGACGGAAAACTTTATATAACCACTTTTGTTGACAAAAGAACAGAGACAGGGTGCAAACCAATTTATATCGGATATTGCGAGTTGTATAAAGGAAGACTACATAAAGAAGATTTAGTTAGGAACGTAGAAAAATGACAGTTACCACAGATGACATTTACACGGCTTTTGGAAAGATAGTAAACAATAAAGACAATCAAAGAGTTTTTTATAAAAACTATGATAGGGAGTTGATCTTTTATAGATGCAACGAGAGCGAAGTCAGAGACAATATCGACAGGCTTGACGCTCTTCACGGCACTTTTTGCATAACAGGCTCTAACGAGCTTTTTAGGTTATCTAATGATGATCTTTTAGAATGTGGCAAAGCGATAGAAAAATACTGTCAAATAAGTGAGTTGAATGTATCTATAAATATATACAGCGACAATGACGAAGCAATAACAACAATGAACTATCTATCTTTATTCTTACAGGCACAAAGCACACGCGATCAATTCAGAAAGCTTGGAGTAGATATCGATACCTTTGGAAGCAGAAATATAAGAAGGCTTGATGAGATCGTAAAAGGGAGATATGAGTACAGGGCACAAATGGATATAACCATAAGAGCTACAACAGCAGATATACAAATACCTCTTGATATATGGACTAAATGGAGCTATAGCATAAACGGACATCCTGATAATAATTATACATCATGCAGAGGAACGTCGGACGAGTTTGATCGAGCTGATGTAGATTGCAAAAACTAGCAAAATTTAAAATATAATAGAAAAATCATTTAAAAACTATCAAATTTAAGCTAAATCTTACCTAGCATAGGTTATAATTAACCTACCAAAACAAACAAGGATTAAGAAGATGGTTAAAATTTGGAAAGTTTACCTAAAAGACGGAACAACGGAAGAAGTTCCAAACGAAGTTATAGGTATATATTCATCAAAAAATATATCAAATATAAAGCACATAGAGGCAATATGGAACTAGTGCTTTTTATTGCGATATATGCGTCTTTGATTTTTGCGTATAGGACTGGAAGAAGATCATATACAGAAACAGACGCATTTCAAAGAGGTTTGAAAGAAGGTATAAACATAGGTGTCCAGCGTCAGAGGATATCTGATGCAATGGGTAAGAAGCTTATAGAAATTAATTTTGTAAATAAGGAGAATTAAGAAATGAAAAAGACAATTTTAGCAATAGCGGTTTTAGCAGTAGCTTTACAAGCAAGAGAAACAACAACAGAGGAGTATATCAAATCTTTTAAGAATATACACGAGAGAAAAGGTGAGTCGGAAGCTCAGTATTGCGAGAGACTACTGGAATACAAAGAAAACAAGCCTGATGAACCTGTTAAGGCTTTTTATTTGGCAGTAGATAGAGAGATAGATAGAGTATGCAAGGTTAAAAAATCTAAAAAGCAACTCAAAAAAGAGCTTGACAACAAGCTTAACAGTAAGATCAATAGCGCAAAATGGGAGTGCGCTAACACGATTATAAGTCTTGTAAAGCAAGGCGCAAGATTTGATTACAAATTGAACCTAAGAAAAGTGCTTTTTGCGGAGTTAGAGACAAGCATTTTTGACGATTCAAAAACAACTGTATATAAAAACAAAGACACAAAAAACACGATAGTTGTATTTTCAGGTAATACGATTCAGCTTCAAAACGCTTTTGGAGCTTGGGAGAGAGCAAGATATGTTTGTAAATATGATATCAAAAAAGACAAAATAGTTAATATAGACTTCAAATAAACATACAAAAAAAACAAAACTATCCTTTTTGATAACATTAACAAAACAATTCAAAAAGGATAGTTATGACTTTAGATTATATAGTCACCTCACGGACTCTCAAAGAGTCGGTATTACCGCCCGCAAAATCTTTTAATACTTTAATGGTAATTGTAGAAGATGCTACAAGAGCAGGCGAAGTAAAGACATACACGGGAACAGAACAAGCAAGAACAGATGGAGTCGCAAAAAAATACCTTGACGCTATAGATGTTATTTTTTCACAGGAGTTGGCTCCATCTTTTATCAAAGTCGGTTTTGTAGATGCATTTGATAAAGACAACATGGATAACCTCTCTAAGATTTCAGATTGGTATATCACAGTATTTCATGACGAAGATCTCACAGACGGGGATATCCCGGATCTTGCATCTTGGTTTGCTTCAAACAAAAAAATAGGAATTGTAACCGATACAAATGCCGGAGCGCTTGACGGTACAGCAGGATTGACTAAAGCTCTCTTTGATGCACAGTACGATCATATGTTTGCTATTTATGCACCGCTGATTGATCAGGAAGACGGCGTAACAGCTACAGACAAATACAGATATATTTCTTATGCAGTAGCATCAGGTATGGCATCAGTCAATTTTGATGAAGCAGATAGTTACTATGCATTACCTCACCTCATTAGAAATATTGTAGGAGTTTCTACGGTTGGCTTGACTCCTACAGAGTACGAGACATTGACAGGCTACACTATTGGAGTAGGGTACGATAAGACGAAGGGATTGCTTGGAAATGTTTATGCCGATTATGAGGGCTTCAAATTTGGAGTTTATTCAGGATTAATGCCTACTGGAGTAGGAGTCAACGAGATCCATTTTATCGATTGGCTAAACCACAGAATACAAGAAGATCAAGCAAGATACTTCAAACAAAACAAAGTAACGACTTACAGAGACAAAGATCTTGCCGGCTTGATGCTGAACTTCAGAATCTCACTTCTAAGAGGTGTTAGAGCAGGCGGATTAATTGAGGAACAGATAGCAGTAGAAAGCATGGAGAGACTAAAAGAGAGAATTACAGATTTCCATAGAAGCAATAAGATGTTACCGGCTATTCAGGCGAATATCATCTGTTCAGGACATATCCAGCATACTGCTTACGAGTCAGTATGTCAACCTTATACAAGACGAGACAATATCGAATTTCAATAAGGAATAAAAGAGGCACAAAATAAAAAAACAAAAAAAGGGTAAAAATGGCAAATTTAGATTGTACTTTTGCAAATCCGGAAAATGTAGTTTTTCAATTTTGTGACGTAGATTATGACGGAGATCAATTGGCGGAGGCTATTCAGATACCTGAACTAGAGAGTATTATAGCTGAAAGCACGCTAAGCGGAACATCTTACAGCGCGGCTAACGCAAGAGATTACGAGGTAACGGTAAGTGCAGTAAACGGGTCCGACCTACATAAAGCACTTGAAAAAGCTTTTAGAAACAGATCGTGCTGTAGCGCCGGACTTTTTGATTATAACGCAAATAGCCAGTTTAGTATCATATCCGACAGCGTAGTGCCTCTAAGAAGAGGTGAGATCCCTTTTGGAGAGTCAAAGGCTAGATCGTATGTGTTGCATGGCAGATGGACATACGTGTAAAAAACAATAAAACAAAGACAAAAAATTTAAAGAGGTACACAATGAACAAGCAATTAAAACAGTATGCAGAACGATTGATAGCAGGTAACAGAAAAAGAGAATCTTTTATGATAGGCGAGGTGGGATATGAGTCTATCAAACTCCCGCCTTTTGACGAGTATAGAACACTTATGAAATTAACCTACAAAGTAACAAAGTCAATAATGCCGGTTTTTATTCCGGCTTACGCAATGCTTACAAAGGAAGGGATAGACCTAAACGCAAATGTTGACGATCTTATAAAGTCACCTATATTCTTGGAGCTATTAGAAAATCTTGACAAAGTCAATGAGGATGATTTGTCTTGGGTAATGGAGGTATCTTATGCCTTTACAGCACGCATAGACCATAAAACTCCTTTAGACCCTGAGTGGGTACTGGAGAATCACCCGCAGCACTATTTTTTGATAATGATAAACTTTATAAAAATAAATCTTGGTAGGCTACTGCTTGGAGAGAATAAGCAGGGAAAGCCGGAAGAAGATCAAGAGATGCAGTTGAGAGTATAGTTAAGCAGTATCAAGATCTATACTATAAAGATGATTGGTACATGCCTTATATCTTGGCTCCTATTGAGTCGGGATACTATACGCTTGAAGGCTTGAAAAATATGTATATCGACGATGTTATCGAGATACATAAATATCTAAACTTCAAAAGCGATATCGATACGGCAGTACATGATTACTATGAGGCAAAAGCAAAACTTGAAGCAGGGTGACAAAAAACCAATACAGGAAGTTTTGATATATTTCACTTGCAAACGATTGTTAGTGCCTCTCAATCGTTTGCAGAACTTTCCTTATAAGATATTTTTGTCTGTGTGCTCCCGGATTGATTATTTCCTTGTTCAATCCGGGGTACTTTTTGAGCCTCTCTAAAAAAGATATAATCAAATAAAAAAGACAAAGTGATGACAGTAGAAGAACTAATAATTTCCTTTGGATTTGATGCTAAGGACGCTCTATCGGTAATGGATAGAGTCCAGAATAAGCTAAAAGAGTTTGAGCAGCAGGCTAAAGATATACAGATAAATGCAGATACTTCGAAACTACAAAGAAACCTTGTTAAAATCGTATCAGTTGCAGGTAAAACAAGCAGGGCGCTGGAGCAGATAGGGAGATCCGCGGTATCCGGAATTACAAAAGCTATAAAGCTGAGTGCAAATCTATCGGCTTCACTTTTGAAAATAGGAGCAGGAACAGTAGCTGGTGCAATAGCTGGAAGTGGTGCGATAGCTTCAAGTGTCGCTGAAAAAGCTACTTTAGCCAGATCTTTTGGAACTGATCTAAATACTATAAAAGCAATCTCAAAAGGGCTTAAGGACGTATCCACAGACGCGATAATAGACCAGTTCGAGGAAATGAGAAACAAAGTCCAGCTCTCTATAACTTCACTTCAAAGGGATTTGAAAGCCGGCAAAGCAAGCATAGAAGAGTTTAATCTTGCAGGCTATACGGACTCTAAAGGAAAGAAGAAAGACGCTAAGAGGATAGAAGAAGGAACGCTAAACGACCTATTTGCCACAACACTTGGTAACGGTGATCTTGGGAAGGTAGATAAAGACTTCAAAGGGATACTTAACACCGCTAAAGCACTTCAAATTTTTAGCAAAAAATCGGCAAATGAGCAGTTTACGATAATGGCTAAGCTAGTTGATATATCGGAAGACTATATTTCAAATATGGACGATTGGCTTGGCGGTGAAGCGCAAAAGATATTTTCTCAACTCAGAGCAGAAGCGCAAAGAACCGGAGTTACGATTGAACAGCTTTTAGCTAAGAGAAAAGACAGTTTCTTTATAAACAAAGAAGATATCGACGATCTTATTATTTACGATAAAAGTCTAAGAGATCTTGGAAGCACACTAAAAGAGATAAGTCAGAAAGCAAGTGCAGGGCTTGGAGGTGCAATATCTCCTTACATAAACCAAATAAACCAGTACATACAAGACCACAAACAGCAGATAAACGAGTTTGTAGATTTTGCAAAAGGAAAGCTAAAAAGCTTTTTTGAAAGCGTAAAAACTTGGGGATCTGAAAATCTGTTTGATAACGGTCAGTTTGTAGGATACGAAGAAGCGATAAGCAGAGTTATCGATGCAGTAAAAGCAAAACTTGTAGAGTTAAAAACCGCACTATACGAAGCACTACAAAACAACGAGTTCGGGCAAAAGATCATAGAGATATCGGGGTATATTGAAAAGTTTGCTTATGTTATAGCCGGAGCCACTATTCTAAATGCAATAGCAACTTTTGCAGGAGCGTTAAGCGCACTTGCATTACCTGGAGGCGCTATACTTCTTGTAATAGGAGCTATAACATCTTTAGTTGCTTTATTTGCAAACTGGGATACAGTAACAGCATGGGCGGAAGGAGTTAAGGAGTCCATAGGATCCGCAATGGATAGCGTAGCGCAAAAGGTAACAAGTGCAGTTGACGGCATAAAGAAAAAACTAGCGGAGTTATGGGATAGCTTAAAAAATAGCACACTTGGAAAAGGAGTAGCAGATCTTTGGAATAAGACAAAGAGTGCTTTTAGTAGTTTTACCAGATCCGGAAACAATGGAACTCCAACACAACCGACAGCGGAAGGAAACTATACAAAACCGACTTACAGCACTCCGACAATACCGACAAGTGCAGTTACAAACGCAAAGACAACAAATGTAAACAGTAATGTAAGCAACAATATAACGGTAAACGTAACCAAAACAAACGCAAGTCCAAACGATATAGCGAGTGAGGTAAGCAAGGTGCTTGAAACCGATGCTATGAAAAGAAACACGACGGTACTATCAAAAGTACCAAATGCAGGGTAGGGGGATAAAATGGGATGCTACTCTTATAATCAGTTTGACACATTTATAAGCATATTATCAACAGGGTTCACGGGCGGATATATGGGAACGATAAACGAGTCAACGACATCAAAGACAGCTATAACACATTACCCGGTAGAAAATAACTTCATACTAAGTGATCATGTACATATTTTACCAGTTGAGATAAGCTTTACCATAGTTGTGTCAGGAGATGCAAAGTATGACTTAGTTTTTAACGCTTTGAGGGCTTTGCAGTTAAGCAGAATAGGAGTAGATATAACGACGAATGTTTTAAGTTATCCTAATATGATTCTAACAGAGGTAACAGCCTCAAATAGTGCCGGAGTTGACAAATCTACAATAAACATAAAAGCAGTAGAAGTACAGTCTATATATACCGGATACTTTAGCATTTTGAGATCAGTTGTAAATACATTTTTTGCAAGATCAGCTAGCAAGCACGGAAGGACAACCGCAAAAGGAAGAGTTTCGCATAAGCAAGGCAAAGTAATAAGAGATAAATACGGATATTTTGTAAGAGTTGATAGAGGAGAAAACGCAAATGCAAGAAACTATTGATTGTATATTCATAGCGCTTGAAAAAGATAGCTATCATCAACATATTAAAATAGACGGTATTGAGATAAGACTACATTACAACTATCTCATAGACACTTATTTTTTATCGGTTTATGCAGATGACGAGCATTTAGCAAGCAATATACCGGTATTTCCAAATATTGATCTATTTAAAAATTTGAGATACAAAACAAGAGATAATCAACCTATTGGTTCTCTATTTTTCAATTTTCCAAACAAAGAAAAGATTACAAAAGAAGATATTTTTAACAAAAAGTTAGATGTTATTTATTTTGTAGATGTTCAAGAACTAGAAGAGGTTTAAGTTGAGTTTTATACGTGAGTATTCTATTATCTGTAATGGAGTTGAAATATCATCATTTGGCAAATTGACACCTCTAAAAGTAACATTCTCTTGCAACTACTCTATAACAAGCCAGCAGGATAGATTTACTGTTTCTATTTGGAATCTATCGGAAGCCAGGCGAAAGGCGCTTGAAAACGAAGGTGCAGATATAGAGATTTATGCAGGATACAGAGACGGCATATTTGGACTGATCGCAAAAGGTGAGGTAAGGACTGTATGGAGCCAAAGAGATAATGTCGATATTGTAACCATAATAAGTGCTGGATCCGGAGATAAAGCTTGTCAGAAAGGAAAGTGCAACAAGACACTAAGCAAGGGGTGCACGGTAGAGCAGGTCATACAGGAAGTAGCGAACGGAATGGAAAATGTTTGCATAGGACAGTTGAAGGGAGTAGGGCATAGAGAGGATAAGACACACAAAACGATAACCGGATCCGCTAGAAATGTTTTGAACAAACTTGCAAAGAAGAACGGCTTCGATTGGTTTATCTATTTACAGAAACTCTATGCACTCAGAAAAGATCTTATGTTCGGAGATACTTTCACGGCAAATGTTTACAACGGGATGATAGGAAGTCCGAGAATAAACGAGAAAGGGGCAACAGTTGATATGTTACTAAATCCAAATGTTTTAATGGGAGGTACGCTACAGGTTCAATCAAAAGACCTTAACAGGAGCTACAAGATAGTAGGAATTTCACATCAAGGAGACTTTTTAGGAGGTTCTTCGTCTTGGAAGACAACCATAACAGGTTCAAGCCCGGACAAATTAAGTACATGTGGGAAAAGCACATAATGGAGTTGATTAAAAGAGTTTTGTTTGTAGCATCAATGGTTTTTATCGTTGCAATAGTGGAGCATCAGGATGATGTATTCACGAAAGTTTTTGCATATGTATTTGTTGTTTTCTATTCAGTTTTGAAAATATACAAATTTGAAAACGATATAAACAAAGAGGCATTTGCAGATTATCAGGAGAATTTAGGATGTGTCTTTTTTGAAGACATGAATAATAAATGCAAGGAGTCAAAAATTGACTGAAACAATAGTTGAAACCGATCAGCAGAGTGCAATTATAGAGAGAGCTATAAGCGATTACATGAAAGATCATAGGACTATGATTCCGGCTAAAGTCAAAAAGATCGATACCGACAAAAATACAGTTGATGTCGAGATTCTTATAAAAGAGCTTTTAGGTGATGGCTTTGAAAAGATCGATACTTTAAAAGAGTTACCTATACTTGCATATGGAAACAAAAAGGTTTATATAACAGTGCCTATCGAAGAAGGAGACGAAGGCATAGTGCTATTTATGGATAGAAGTATAGACGATTGGGAAAACGGATTTAAAGACCATTACGACAATAGAGTCATGGATCTTTCCGATGGGGTATTTCTACCTATGCAGTTGCGATACAAAGATAATCTCATTAAGAAGTACAATAAGGAAGCTATGGTTATCAGGGCTAAGTGTTGCGATGATATGAGATTTGTTATAGATCCTAAAAAGAAAGAGATAACAGCCGGGTTTGTAGAAGACAAAAACACTTTGAAAATGAAAAAAGACTCTTTTATAGCATACACAAACGACGAAAAGACAAAAGTGGAACTGTCAAAAGAGGATCTCAAAGCAACTATAAACGACGATTTAAAACTGGAGATAAAGAAAGATGAGATTATTTGCCACGAAAAGATCACCTTCAAAAAGAAAGTAACAGTTGAAAAAGAATTTGAGGCGAATGTAAAGGTTGATCTAAACGGAGCGGTTAAAATAAATGGAGTTATCCAGAAGGGTAGTTAGATGTTTTTGTATATAGTTGGAGCTTGGATAGTTTTTAATGCTATTGTGGGTTTTTTCCTAGTTGTTCCGATAGAGAAAAGTAACTATTTGAAACATATAAAAAAAATATTAAGAAATATAAAAATAAAAAGATATCCCTAAAAATAATATATTTTGTTACTTTTGTTATATGGTGTTATTCTATGATAGTGAATTTAAATCCCTAAAGTGAATTTGTATTTTTTTGACTTTTTCATTTTAGTGTGTTTTAATTATTAAAACACAAAAGGGGCTAAAATGTTTTTAAAGTACATATCAAAAAAAGATGCTAAAAATATAAAAAAACCAAAATTTCAAAGAGATTTAAAAACCAGAAAAGTAAAAGAAATAAAGGAGTTTTTAGATAATTCAATCGAATGGACTATACAGCCTTTAATAGTTAGCAACAATAATATTATTGACGGGCAACATAGGCTAGAGGCTTACATTAATTCAAATGCAAATTTTAAAGTTCCGGTGGTATTTATGGATAACTTGGATAAAAAAGACTTTTTGAGAATAAATAACCAAATAGCAGTACCAATATCACATAAATATTTACTACATGACAAAATAGAAGAGTTGAGAGATGTTTACAATATAACAACCGGAAGCACTACATTAAACTCAATATCAAGTGTTTTGCTATGTTCATCAATAAAGGTACTAAAAAGCAAAAGTGTAAATAAATTTAGATATACAGAAGTAATAAAAATACTAGATAGCATAGGAAGAGTTGAGTTAAGAAACATAATAGACGAAGTTATTGAAATAAGAGATTTGTTTTTAAATAATAATGCAAAGATAAAACAAGGAGTTTTTTTGTTTGTAATTCTTTTGAAGTCGAGAGGAATTCTTAATAAAAACATGCTAACAAAAAATATACATAGAATTTCAAAACTAAGCTTAAGAGGGGATTTGTCAGTGGTTGAAAATAAATTACTGTTTTTGGAAGCTTATAATTTTAGGTTTAAAAAAAGAGTTCAACTGGAGCAACTAATGTGAGTAAGAAACGCACACCAAACGGAAACTTAAATTTACTTTAACTTTTTTAATAATTTTTTAAAAACGATTTAGTTATAATTTTGAACAGGATAAGGAGAGCGCAAGAGAGATATAGCCGATTTTTCCACAGAAGCTATATCTCAAAGCGTGTTTTGAAGTAATAGATAAGTCGGTAAGACAACATCTATAATGTATAAAAGTTACGAGATGATTATATCAAAACTTCACGTAACTGTCAATACAAATCACTTCAAAACAGCTTCAAAACTCTTTTTAGCCGAAAAATTTTATTTTACAAGGAAAGGAAATATGAGAAAACATATCTTTGATGCTGATTTAGCATGTATTTTTGGAGTAGAAAAAGCGATAATATTAGAGAATTTTTCATACTGGATATCTAAAAATTTAGAAAACAATAAAAATATTCATGACGGTAAAGCATATATATATAGCTCCTATGATGCTTTAAAAGAGTTGTTTCCATATATGAAGCTAAATACAATAAAGAGACATATAAGAGAGCTTGAAAGCGACAATATTCTATCAAGCAGAACGGATCTAAACGAGTCAAAATTTGATAAGACAAAATGGTACACGATAGAAGTTGAAAAAATATCTTTGGAGGTGGGAAAATGAGTAAGTATATACCAAATTCGTACCAAACTCCAAATATCATAGTTGATGAGTTAATAACAAAAATAACGGATGCAGAGTTTAAAATATACCATGTGATCATAAGAAATACTACAGGATGGCAAAGAAGCAGAACCGACACTCTAACAGTTGAAAAAATATGCAATATTGTAGGAAAGTCAAAACCAACAGTAATAAAGGCTTTAACAGGGCTTATAGAATTGAAGCTTATAAAGAGATACGGGAAACAAAGAACAGGGTATAAATATGGAGTAAATTTTTCAATAGATGGTGAAAGAACAAAAACAAAAAAGAAATTAATGGTTAAAAACTTTTACCAATTAAAATACGATCAATGGTTAAAAACTTTTACTATTAATGGTAAAGAACTTTTACCAATAATGGTAAACAACTTTAACCATAACATACTATATATATTAAACAAAGAATTTAAACACATATATAAACACACATGCGGATGTGAACAAAACAAAATCAAAAAAAATACCAAAAAAGAAAATTACGAAACCTTTATCGAGGATCTCAAAAGCAAAGCTCCTTTAAAAAGCAAAGTCACAAAAACTAAAGAAGGCAAAAAGCTCTACAAAGAGCTAAAAGAGAAAGGGCTGATCGAAGACCTAAAAGAGAAATATATCAAGTACCAAAAAGAAAACGGTAACTATTCAGTCAGAATCACGCCGTTTATGATGGATTTTGAATCGCACCACATGAACAGCACATCTTCAAAGCATGAAAATATAGACACAAAGCAAACGCTTAAAGAGTATCTAAGCAGTATAGACCTATCGGAGTGGAGATGCAGGATAGCAACGATAGACAACGCTACAAACGAAAAGAAGTTTGCAGATTACTATATGCTTACAAGACCCGACCATAAAGCCAGCGACTGGATAGAGGTTTACAGAGAGTGGGTTAAAAGAGGGAATTACGGAGAGTTACCGGATCCTAAAATATTAGATAGAGGCGAAAATTATGTTGTCTATGATGCAAGAGGGGAAAGAGTAGTTTTGAAAGACGGAAAATTTTATCTCTTAAACAACATAGGCAAGAGAGCGACTTATATTTACAATCATTACAGTAGCACTTATGGGGTAGAGATTAACAGAAAGGTGCCAAATTTGAACGAAAGAAGTTCAATCAATAGAAGGAATAGGGAAGTCAAAGAAAATGTCTTAAAAAGCGATTTACAGCAGAAAAAGAAAAGAGACGTCAGAAGTCTGCTAGATATAGCAGTTAAAAGGATTTAGCATGAGAGTATTAACCAAAAGAGAAACAGCATCATTTTTAAGTGCTTGGAGGTGCATTGAGAGACTTGCATTAATACCGGCTAATCACGATATAAACGACTATTGCCTGGAAATAAAAGCAGGTAAGAGCGTAGGTTATGAGGAGATCCCGGAGCGGCTAAAAACTATTTTCAACAAGTTTAGAGCGAAAGGAAAGAATGTTAATAGTTTTTATTCTGATTTTTACAGAGTCAATGGAAACTTTGATATTTTCGTAAAAGAGTGCTTTAGAAACAAAGTGCAACCTAAAGAATTTTGGTTCGACGGGATAATAATACATAAAAAATCAAAAATGGAAGAAGGATACGAGTTCGACAGGACTGTCAAAGTTGTCACATATGAAGAGACAGAATACGAAACGCCTGATTTTGAACAAGCGGCTTAATTATCAAAGAGTCAAATGCAGCTCTCAAATTCACGTCCGTACAACTCTTTTACGATGTCAATAACTTCATTTTCGGAGGTATTGTATTTAACGGCTAGTCGATCAATATAATTGACTATTTGATCTTCTATTTGACTCTTTAGAGCTTTAATCCTTTTTTCGTTTTCTATTTTGTATTTTTTGTAAAGCTCCTTAGTTTCTTTTTTCATAAAGTATCCTTTAGTTTACTTTTAGGAATTATATAGCTTTTTTCAAGAAATGTCAAAAAAAAACGAAAAAAATGAAAAAAAACTATAAAGATCCTATAAAATATGCCGATATAGAGATATAACCAAATAAAACAAGGAGAAAATATGGCACACATGACAAAAAAAGAGAGAGTAGAATACTTGAAGGAACTAAAAAAAGAGATCGGACTTAAAAATTTTGAGTTATTAATGAGTATTAAACTAAAAAACAGAATTGAAAAGCATGGAGGCAAAAAAGATGAAAAGTAACTGCTATTTAAACAGAAGCTTTAGAATCAGGCTAAAGTATTCTAAGCAATACGGAGAAAAATTCAAAAAAAGTGAAGGACTGGAAGAGGGGTTTTATAGACTTCATAAAGCAAATGACATACAGAAAAGCATAAAAAAAGATAGCATAAGTGCTTCAAGAATTGAGTTAATGGAGATAGAAAACGATCTGCTTAAAGAAAATCTTGATATACAGATAGACAAGGTATTGAAGCTAGAGGATGAAAACAAGTATCTCAAAAACGAAATAAGACAACTACTTGAAAGACTTAGTAAAAAACAATCTTGACATCAACTGCTAAAATATCTCTAAAAAGGGGATGTTTTGGCAAAAATTATTTTATTCATATTCCTAGAAATATCTCTATTTGCTAGAGTGCTTAACTATAAATTTTTAAGCCCGCAAGAACTCTACGTATATACAAAAAGCAATACCGTCATAACTATCAAAAGAGGCAATAGAATTGATGTATTTAAAGGAAATATGGTGCTTATTGACCTAAATAATTTGGAGAGTGTTAAAATTGAAGCCCTAGAAGATAATAGAACTATTGATGCACTTGAATTTGAAAGGGAGCTGATTTAGTGGCTGATTACTATATCTTTGACACTATACAGGACTACAGAGATAAAAACGCTTATGTAGTAAAAATCGGAGAGAGTCCGGACAAAGACATAACACACAAAGATTTTTTGCTTACAAATGGATGCGACAGAGTGAAAAAAGAGATCTCTCACGCTTTGATGTTTTGGAAAGGGGAAGATTGCTTGAATACAGAGGCAGGTTTTGATTATCCTGAATTTTTTAGGGTCTATAACACCGGAGACAAAAGACTTGCAAGATCCATGATCATAAATGCAATATCTAAGATCAAAGATGTTGAAGCAATAGAAGATATACAGATGATAGAAGATAGAGAAAACAAGACTTTAAACGTTACCTACAGAGTAAAAACAAAATACGGATATATAACAAAGGCTAGATAGATGTTAATAGATGAAAAAACTTTAGAAATACCGCTATTTGAAGATATAGTACAGAGTAACGCGGATAGGATAAAACCTATACTTGACATGGATCCGCTTGATGAGATTATCCCGGAAAGTGTAGCAGGGCAGTTGGTCGAAAACATCTCAAAACAAGAGTATGAGATCTTTTTATCTTTTCAGGCGCTTATATCGCAAATTAATCCATTGACAGCTACAGGCTACTACCTTGAAACTATGGCAAAAATCAGGGGAATAGACAGAAAGCCGGGAGAAAGTGACGAGGAGTTAAGAAAAAGATTAACAGGTGTCAAGAGTGTAGAAGATACGAAATATAAAAAATTCTCTCTATTAGAAACACAGTTGCAGAACATAAGTGATGTAACTTATGCAAGAGTCATCTATAAAGACAACAAAGTATATCCGATAGTATCGGGCGGAAGTGATGCTGATATAGCTGATGTATTGCATGACTATGCTCCAATAGGTGCGCTAGTAGGAAACTCTACTATAACAAAAGACTGTATAGAGTACAACATAACCAGAGCCACGCAACAGGCTCTAAAAATAACTATAACTATAGACAGTAGCAACGATAGTTGCATATGTTCGGCATCTGATAAAAACAAGATTATTGATCTTGTAATGCAAGAAGCTTGTAGCTATACAGCTGGAAGCCTGGTTAGAGACGCACATTTTAAGTCCATGCTTGGAAAATACGGATATGTTGTAAGCGATGTATATTTTGAAATACCGGCAACAGGACAACTTATGTTAAATGCAACGCAACCAGCTCCAAACACAACGCCATGTGATACTTTGGGAGACTTGGAAGAGTATTTAAACATAGCATGCATGAACGCTCCATGTGATGCTATAAGCGGGAATGAAATTTTAGTTCCGGAGTGGGTTATACCGGTGTTTTGTAGAAATGCTATAGAGGTTATTTAAAAATGGCTAGAGACGACACCCAAAAAGAGAGATGTAAAACCGGAGATCTACAAAAGCCATGCGACAACTTCATAAGAGTCGATGTAATAAGCCAATTTGAACAAGTTATCAACAGCGATACACTTGGAACAGCCAACGACGGAAATCTGACCAATATTTTGGAGCAGTTCAGACCTAATAAAATGGAGTTGTTTCAAGTGGTTTGCAACATGTATCATGATTGTGAACTTGACACGCTTGAAGGCTGGAAGCTTGATTGTTTCGGCGCGATACTTGGATTAAATCGTAACCTATGCGATAAAGGAGTATTGACAGATGAAGCATATCTGAACGTAATAAAAAACAGAATAAAAGAGTTAGGGGATCCTTTTCAAACTTTTAAAGAGTTGCAAGAGCATTTGGAGGATATTTTTGGAGCAGGATCCTTTGAGCTATGCAAAACAGATGGATGTATAAATATCTTTATGAAGCGACCTTTTACAGCGGATGAAGAACAGTTCATACAGGCTTATCTGGACTCTATACCGATTCCATTGAATGAGTGCGTAAAACTATACCCGGATGACATAGTTAAATGCTTATATCTTCAATACGATCCAAACGACCCACAGCAGGGTGGTTTAAATGAAGCTCTTATGAATTGCGGAGATAAGAAAAAAGTATATACAAGATCGAGTGCAGTTACTGGAGATGAGAGCGAAGATATTACTAAGTGCTTGGTTTTAAACGCTACTTACTATCCGGGATCCGCTTATGGCTTTTATGGGTGTGAGTGGGGGCTTAATAGCGGTGCGATAAATTGCACTTGTTAATTACTATAAAATCAAAAACAAAAAAAGAAAGGTAAATATATGGCAACTAAAATTTACGACAAATGGAGTTTTTTTCCTAGTACGGTAGTTCAGGGAGCAGGAGCAGGCGGTGGAATTATTGCTAATGGATGGGAAACAGCAAACAAATACCCGCTAAAGGGTGAAGAGTTAAACGATGTTATTTTTCACCTTGCAGAATTTGCAAGAGAGTCCATGAGTGCAAAAGACTTTATTGAAGGAATGGGAGAAACATACGACCCAAACAATCAGCCACAGCAGTTAAACGATGTGCTTGCTAAGATCGCAAAAGCATCTATATCATACCCAAATAACACAGCTCCAACCGCAACGGATGACAATACAAAAGGGTATAAGTTAGGCGATACTTGGATAGATACAAGCAAAAACCCGGAAGAGCCTTACATCCTTATAAACGACGCTACAGGTGCGGCAGTTTGGCAAAAAATAGGTTCAGGTAGTGGTGGTGCTGTAAGCGACGCAAGTGAAACTCAAAAAGGTATTATTGAGATCGCTACACAGGCGGAAGTTAATGCAGGAACTGATGCAGTAAGAGCAGTTACGCCTAAAACATTTGCAGGATCTAAAATAGTAGGAACAAAAGCAGGTGTACCGGTAGCTGGCGATTTTACGGGAAATATAAAAGAGATTGTAGATACTACAAATGCAGATATCTATGTGCTTGATGGAACAGATGTCAAAAAAATCGGCGGTCAAAAATCTAACGCAACTAATACAGTTCCAAATGCGACAAACGACAACACGCAAGGCTATTCACTTGGATCAGTTTGGGTTGACACTACAAACGGCGACAACATAGTTTATATATGCACAGATGACAGTACAGGCGCGGCTAAATGGATAGCAATAAATAAAACATACACGGCGGCGTTCGCACAGACTGGACCTTTTACTGCTAGAAACGACGGCGATATATGGGATTTTGATAACGTACAGTGGACTGATTCAATAGACGGTAAGGATATTGTAAGCATAAGTGGTGGCAAACTAACTTTTAATGTCAGCGGTTCATATCTGTTTGCATTTACAGGAGTTGTTAGGGATTTAAATCCAAACTCTTTATCAGCGGATTTAAAAGTAGTTACCGGAGCAGGTGCGTCAGTTTGTGAATTTGCATATGCTTATAATACATCAGGATATTACAGAGGAACACAAACGGTTATTTTTCCAAATATTGCAGTAGGTGAAACACTATCATTGAAAGCAAGCGTCAATGCAGGAAGTTGTCAGATTGCAGGTGAGCAATGTTGGATAACAAGACTTTAGGAGATATAGATGCAGAAAGAATTTTTTTATAACAATGCGATAGCAGAACTTGGGTTTAGCGGATATTATGCAGGTAAGCTTTACGACCTCACAGATGATGAGATAGTGCAGGTTGAAGCAAAAGCAGATGAAATTTTTACAGCTGAAATGCAAGTAGCTAAAAATAGAGAGCAGTTAAGACAAAATAAAGAAGAAGCTTTAAAATTTATACTAGCAGGTAAGCCAGTTCCAGAATCTTTAAAAAACAAGATTGAGAGCATAGAGAAAGTCTATGATTTTGAATTTGATTTCACAAAAGATGACAAAGAGAAACACGAAAGAACAGATCTTATAAAAAAAGGGAATGTTGCACTAAATGAAGAAGGTGCAGTGTTTGCAGGAGACGGCTATTATTCTTTTAGTAAAAAACCAATCGTGAAAAACAAATCTTTTGAGATAAAAGCAACTGTAAAAATAAGCGAAGTGCAAGACAATAACTATGTTTTGGGAGACAGCGGAACAGCTACAGATAAAGCTATACATTTTGGTTTTAGAAATAGCAACACATTTACCGTGGCTTTTTACGCCGATGATATGAACGCAACGGTTGAACAAATTGCAGGTAAAACATACGATATTGAGTTTATTTTTGATGCAGACATAAAAAAAGGAAAACTGACTATAAACGGTGAAGTGTTCGAGCATACATATAAAGCTAAATATCAGGACAACATAAGTTATATAGGAAGAGGCGCAAATGCATCTCAAAAATTTAAAGGAATATTGAAAGATCTAAAAATCTTGATAAAATAACGGCAGTTTAGGCTGAAAGAATTTCTTTTTTGATTTTCTTTTAGCCTCATATAGTTTTATTTTTTCTACCTCTTTTTGTGTATCTATATCGCTATCTAAACTCTTCATATCTACATTATCGACATAGCAAAATTCTAACAACTCTTTTTCGCACTCTCCTTTATATATCTCTCTGTTATTGTTTATCCAGTCGCTTAAAGCTGAATTATCTAAAGACAGTATAAAATCTATCTCCTCTGTTAGATTCCAAATGCGGTTAAACTGTAAAGTATTTTTTATGTAGTAGATATTTTTCTCATGACTACATAGCTCTTTAATAGCTACAGATGCAAGATGAAAGCAGTCGTCAAAAATTGACATAAAAAGATAATAGTCGTTATATGCGTTTATAAAATCGACATAGGTAATGCTTTTTATAAAATCTTTACGAGTCAAAAAAAAGTGCCTTTTGTTTTTTGGAGATATTGAAATAGCTTATCAAAAAATTATATTATATATTTTTGCTATTTTATTTATATAAATTAAGAAAGGTAAAAAGATGGAAAATTTTATAAACAAAAACAAAACAGCAATAATTATCGGAGCGGTTGTAATTATAGGACTCATTATACTTTCTGTAATGGGTGGTGGAGCTACAGGAACAGTAAGCGACAACGCAAAGCTAGATCAGTCGAAAAAAGTTGAGAGTACGGTATCAAACGATCAGTTAAGCAATGGAGCAGTAAAGATGGGCAACATTGGCAATGTTCAAGGCGGTATAGATCTGTCAAAGCACAACACTACAAGTGAGAATAACTCAAAAAACGAATAACCTCACAGGCAAACAAAAGTGTCACCGGAGATAGTATCGAAGGTGATACAACTACAAACAGAAGCGGGCTGGAGCTTGACGAGGTTGAAAAAGTTGTGCATACAAAGATCCGCTTAACTGAAGAAAAAACAGAAAAAGAGATAGTGCAGATAAAAAAAGATGCACAAACTCAAAAAATTGAAATAGAAAGATCAGTAGATAAAAAACTTTTTGATACAAAAGACAGCATAAAAAAAGAGTGCAACTCTTATTCTGATAAAAAGATAAAAGAGCTTAGAAGAAAAATAGCAAGAGATGTAAGAATGGATCTAAACGATCTGTATCTACAGTTGCAGATATTATCAAACGCTTTAACGATAAAGGACAAAGAGTTAGAGTCTCTTTATAAATCTTTTAAAGAGAGAATATACAGGGATCTTAACAGCAGTATTTCAACGCTGAACAGTGATATAAATATCACAAGGCTAGAAGTAGGAAAAACTATAGAGAGCTTAAGAGGTTTGGCAAAGGATATAGATACAAGAGCTAAAGAGTCTATAGGTGATCTAAAAACAAGACTAGAAGAAAGCAAAAGTGAACTTGATAAGAAAATAGCAGATAGTTCGGATACGCTAAACACTAAGATTGACGAAGGCTTGATTTTACTTGACGGCAAAGTAAGTGCAAACATAAAAGCACTTGATGAAAAAACAGAAAACAATCTGAAAAACATAGATGAAAAAATATCTATGCTTGACGAAAAAACAAAAACATCTTTAGAGCTTATAGAGAGCAGAACAAACGTAAGCCTTACAGAAATAGAAAGAAGCACAAATGAGAAAATAAGAGATATAGAGACAGAGTTAAACAACTATGTAACTATAGAAGATTTTAGCATCGGAATAGACACGATAAATAATAGAATAACAAACGAGATAAATGAAGCAAATGAAAAAATATACGACCTGAAAGACGATATAAAAAGAGTAGGTGAGGTGTTTATTTGGTTAAGAAGAGAGTGCCCGGCAAGTAGCAGACCTTTGAGAGGAGGTCAAATAGATACGCCGGAGTTAAGCGCTATACTTGGGCTTGATTTCCTACCTGATTTCAGGAGTCAGTTTTTGAGAGTTGCAGGGGATTCAAGAGATCTATTATCAGTTGAACAGGATGCGACAGCGATAAACGGATTACGCTTACAGGTAAAACCGGATAGTTTCGGATTTTCAAACGGAACAGGTTACGACAGATCTACTACTACAAACTACTTTGTAGAAATTGGAGACAGGTACCCTGATTTCGGATATCTTCGCTATACGGAAATACCGCCGATTGATCTGATAAGCGGAGACTCTGAAACGAGACCAAAAAATATAGCTATACAGCTATGTATAAGAACAAAATAGAAGGTTGAAAAAATGGAGAATTTATTATATGTGTTTTTGATTTTTATTTTGTGCATAATGTACGATCAAGCCATGAGAAACAATGAGTTTTTAGGTAGTAGAAAAAGCAGATTAAGAAGAAAACTTGAAATTCTAAAAGAGCTTGATAGACTTGGAGTAGGGTACTGCAGTAAGGAAAGTGTCGAAAAAAACGAGTTAGGTTTAAAAAACTACACTTGGAAAGATGTTTTAGACACTCCATTAGAGTATCTGGAAGACATGTTAAAAATCTATAAGAAAGAGTAAGAAATGGGAATTTTTGACGGAATAACAAAAGGATTTATATCCGGAGCAGGAGAAATAATAGATAAATTTCACATGTCACCGGAAGACAAGAAAAAATTTAAGATCGAGTTTGAAAAACTTGCAAGAGAGCATGAAATAAAACTGAAAGAGATTGAGTCAAGAAACAACAAAGAGTTAACAAAAAGACTAAAAGCTGATATGACTAGCGACAGCTGGTTGAGTAAAAATGTAAGACCGCTATTTTTGTCATATACGATAGTCGTTGTTTCCGCAATGGCTTTTATTGACTCCTTTAACAAGATAGACTTTAGTGTTTCGGATGGATGGATAACACTATTTCAAACGCTTTTAGTTACCTCTGTATCATTCTATTTTGGTTCAAGAGGCTTTGAGAAGTATAGTAAGGTAAAGCATGGCAAACAATGACAAAATAATAGAAGTACAGGCATTTGGTAGCAAGATAAAAGCAGATACCGGATACTGGTATATTGATTTTGCAGCAGTTGTAATTTTACTTTTAATTGTAGCTAAAATAGCAAAGACAGTTTTAAAAAAATAAAAGGGGCACGTCCGAGGCACGGGCGGGAGGGCGGAATAAAACATATAGGGGGAAATAATGAATATTATTTTCGACAGATACGGAGTTATTACCGTTCAAAAAATGCTTAACAAGCTTGGAGGGTATGGGCTTGACGAAGACGGCATTTATGGAAGAAACACGCAAGCGGCGCTTGATGATTTCGGAGATTATAGCTTAGAAGATATTCTGCTTGAAAGGTTAGCAAATAATGACACGCTTGACTACATAAATGTCGCAAAAGGCGAAATAGGCACAAAAGAGTGGCACGGTGAAGCAGATAACCCTGAGGTAATGAAGTATCATCATAGCGTAGCTACTTGGTTCAAAGATGACGAAACTCCTTGGTGTGCATCTTTTGTTAATTGGGTTATGGAAGAAGCCGGATATGATTCTATGGATTCCGCACGCGCTCTTGATTGGCTGAACCACGGTGAAGAGAGTGAACCGGTATTCGGAGCTATTGCAGTAAAAGCAAGATATAACAGCGAAGGTAAAGCAGTAGGTGGACATGTTGGCTTTTTAGTAGGAGAGGATAGACATTACTTCTATATCTTGGGCGGAAACCAGAAAGACAGCGTAAGGATCTCTAAGTACAAAAAAGACACTTGGAAAGGTTTTAGAGTGCCTATTGGATACGAAGATAAATATCTTTTAACAGTGCCTAATATGGCAGAAGATTTTAGCGAAGGCGGTAAAGAGTCATGAAAAAAATTATAGCGATGATAATGATCGCAAGTGTATCTCTATATGCAGGCATAAAGACTGTAAAAGAGGATACGGCGATCTTGAAACTTGAAAACGGTAAGTACATCAAAAAAGATGGCTTATGCGTTGAGGAAATGCCTAAAATGTGCGATAACAACATTTCTGTAAAAAAGTGTTATCAATACAAAAAAGGCGATAAACTAGGTGGAGAAGCACTAAAGATATACGAACTACTACTCAAGTAAAAGATCCGCCACTCATGGCGGGTCATACTCCAAAAAAACTACTCTTTTAAATCAAAATCAACTTTTTTTCAAAAACTATTAAATTTTAAGTATTATATTATCTAACATAGGTTATAATTAACCTACCAATAAAATTTAAACAAGGAGATAATATGTCAAATTTAATCAAGATTTCAGCGGGGCTTAGTGAATTGACATTTGTTGAGGCAAAGGAGTTGATAGAGCTTGAAGCAAAAAAACTATCAATGATAGAAGTTTCAGAAAAAAACTTGAAACTAGCAAAAGGCGCAAGTACAACTTTAAACAAGGCGAAAAAAGAGGTTACAGAGTATTTCAAAACCATCTTAGAGCCTTTAAACGAAGAGATCAAGGACATAAAAAGTAAGCGCGACGAGCTTATCAAGATCTTGGAGGATAACAGAACTAAAATCAACATGAGTCTAAAAGAATTTGAGTCGAAGAGGGTAGTGGCTATGCAGGACGCGATAACCTCTTACTACATGGGCAAAAAAAAGGAGATCAAAGCAGAAACAGGTGTCGATGTAAATATTGATATATCTAAGCATTATAAGCTTGGGAACGTTACCTTTTATGCTAAAGATCTCTTTAGAGTTAGGGATCTCACAAAGGCAGGTAAAGAAGCTATTGACGCAGATATAGATATCGCAAAAAATAAAGCCCTTATAGAAAAATTTGAAAAAGAAAAGGCGGAAGCAGAAAGAAAAGCCCGCGAAGAAGAACTAAAAAGAAAAGCGATTGAAGAACATAAAGAAAAAGAAAGACTTGCAGAAATTGAAAGAGTCAAGGAAATAGAGCGGGCAAAGGCAGTCGCGGAATATGCAAGTAAAAACAAGCCGGAAGTGAAAGAAGCTCCAAAAGATATAGAGAGCGATGTATTTACTGTTTGCTTCAAAGTGAAAGCAAAAGGCGCAACGCTTGAAAAAATGGAAGCATTTGTTAAGTCCGAGCTTAAAAAAACAAAACTTGCAAATGCAGAAATTAATATCAAACAAGGGGCATAAAATGAGTGATGCACAAAACACAGCGATAACAACACTTAGGGAGCGGAAAAACGCTCTTATGAAAGCAGTACAGAATAATACTAAGTTGCTGGAAACACTCCCGGAGGATAAGCAGGGCGAGTTTAAAGCAAACTTTATGGAGTTGGCTACAAATGACTACCTTATGGGGCTAGTAGCTCCAAAAGAGCTTTTTAAGTTCGCGCTTGATGTGACTAAAATGGGAATAAACATTAACCCGATTGCAGGCGAGTGTTACATTATCCCTTTTGACACAAAAATAAACGGTGTAAAGGTGATGATCCCACAGGCAGTACTACCAGACAACGGGCTTAAGCAGATTGCTTATAGAGCAGGGATGTTTCTATCTATAGACCCAGTTTTTAACATAAACGGGAAAATCAAAGCAGAAAGTGAGCTTACAAGAGAAGAACAGGCGAGTATAGACACATCTAATTCAGAGTGGGTTGAAAATAGCCTAGTTGGGTACGATATAAAGCTAAAAGATCTAAGAGGTGAGATCCCAGAGCAAACAAAGTTTATCGATATCAACTACTGTAAGTCAGTAACTAAAACACTGAAAGATGAGAGATTCAAGATCCAGACTTGGAAGCATAAGGCATGTAGAAGGGCATATAAAGAGTTTTTCATACCTAGTCAAAGAAAGGATCTATCTTTTGAAAAGGTTGACAAAATAAATGTTGACTATGAAACCGGGGAAGCTATAGATGTTCAGGAGATAAGCAAAGAGACAGATAAGCAAGAGAAGCCAAAAAAAATGGCTAAGTCTCTTTATTAGAGTAGGGGAGTGGTGCAATGCTTGAATTAGATCTTTTTAGTACACAAAACGAGGAAAAAGAGACACATAGAGAGACAAAAGAGGAGTTAGACATATCTAACCCTCTCTTTAGCAATAAAGCAGTTAAAATTGATATGAGCGACAATGATTATGCTAGGTTAGGAAACCCGCATGAAGCATTTTCAAACAGAGAGCTTGAAAGTGCTATATGGAGAGCATCAGATTTGAAAAGTATTTACAAAAGAAACCTATACGATCTTTTGATAAGCGGTTATGAGTTTCAAGAGAGTGACGCTTTAACGTACGGATCCGCGCTCCATACTTATATCCTGGAACCCCATAAGTTTTACGATCTGTTCGCAGTTGGAGATGTGCAGGATGATGACGACAGGGAGTATTTAACACGCACGCAGTTTGAAGACATAGAAAAGATGAGAGACAACATCATGAAAAAATACGATGTTGTACTTGAAGGTGCAGAACTAAAAGAAATAGTTGTTGAAAGTGATATAGACGGTATAAAATGCAAAGTGAAGATAGATATACCCTTTATCGAAGAAGACGGATCCTTATTTTTAGTTGACTTGAAAACCACAGGCGAAGAAATGTATAGCAGAAGAACGCTATACGCAGTGCATGATTACCTATACTGTTTGCAAATGGCTTTTTATGAGGACGTTTGCAAAAATGCCGGGCTAAAAGTAAGCGGTTCAGGACTCCTTTTTACATCAAAAGAAGACTTTAAATGCCAGTTATACAAAATGCCGAGAATGTTAATTGAACACGGGAGAGAGCAGTATCAAAAGTCTTTAGGCGAAATAAGATCAGCACTCACAAACGGTGATTTTTCAGAGAGCGGGTTTATTGAGACATTACATATACCAGAGTGGATAGCTAAGAAATATTAAGAAAAAACAAGGAGATATGAATAATGGATATGGCAGAGTACTACAAAAGAAAGTCAGGCTTCATAAAGGACGACAAAGAGGTAACGGCTTTAAACCTAGACGGAACTATAAGCAAGTTTGGAAAAAAAGAGTATATAAGTATGCTGATAAAGACTAGAAAAATCTTGAAAAACTACAAAGGAAAATCTATAAGGCAGTTAAGATGAACAACTTCACATGTAAAGACTGCTTGGGGGTGTGCTGTTTTAACCCCCCAGCTATGGCAAGCGAGGCAGAAATAATAAAAGCGAAAAAGTACGGGGCTAAGCTTGTATCAGTAAAGAGAGACAGAAAGAGGTTTGTATCTATAGAGCAGGAAGAAACAAAAGAGGGTATTAAGCATTGTCCTTTTTTGGAAATTGGAACAGGTGGGTGTAAGATATATAGCGACAGGTTCTTAGCTTGTAAGAACTTCAAGTGCAAAGCACTAAATATTGATATTGACAAATTTCTTGCTAAAAGTGATGACGAAAAGATCCATTTTTTAACATCAAACGCAAATAAAACAGACAAAATTCCTTTTATCAAAAACAACGTGATCAAAAAGCACAAAATAGATACAATCGGCATGCATGAGGCACTTGAAAGAGTCGCTATGGTACCTTATGCACAAGCCATGTCTTTTATAAAAGTGATTGAGATTAAAAACGAAATAAAAAATTTAGCAAGAAAAGGAAAATCAAATTGATAACCATAAAAAGTAAAAAACTAAATATGTATGTAATGATAGACGAGCATAAAGTTTTCACGGTTGCGATACTTGCAATAACAGACGGCTATAAAATGGTTATATCTACTGGAGGAGATCACCCGATAGAGCTTGATGGTTTAAATCGGAACTTTGCTATGAAGATAGCTGATGCTATACGCCAAAAAAGAGGTAATATAATTATAGATCTTGACGAAGAGTGATACATATCTACACATAAAAGGGGATATAAAAATATCAAAATAGTCGAGATGACTATTTTGATACTACTTCGGGTATAATGTTTTTTAGCCACTTTTAGGCAAAAACATAACCGGAGACACAAATTGATAACTACAATAAAAGAAGCAGTATATCTACACTTCAAAACAAAAAACTACTCAAAAGAAGATCAGGCACTAATCAGATTTTTCGACAAATGGATACTTCCTATAGTTGGAGATATGAAAATAGAAGAAGCCACAAAAGAGTTTTTCAAATCTCTTGCAAGACAAGTCGATGATTATCACTTCAACGTAAAGAGAAAAAGACTATCAGGGAGATCACTTCAAAATGTTGCTAGGATATTAAGACCAGCTTTGAGAGACTATACCGGGTTAGTCTCTTATATCCACAGACCTAAAACAAAGATTCAGCCACAGCAGGATTTCAGTCATAAGTTAAAAGCAACATATGAAGCAATAAGCAGCTTAGGTGATCCATACTGGAAGGCGCTATTCTTTTTCGCTTTTTTCGGACGAAGGAAGTCAGAAATAGAAAATCTGGAGTGGAGAGATATAGATTTCGATCGACCGTCTTATACCATTAGAAACACAAAAAACGGCGATAAAGAACAAACTTACTACTTGCCGGATGAGATATCCGCCCTACTCAAAGATCGCGATAATAGCTCTATTTATGTGTTTAACAACCATACAAACTATAAGTATTACAAACACAACAAAGATATTGCCCTACTATCCGGAGTCAATATAACAGCGCACAAATACAGATCGCTTTTAGCAAGCAATGTAATAGCGCACGGTGGTAACCAGCAGACAGCCATGGCAAGTCTTGGGCATAGCGTAGAGACTCTTTTCGCAGGTATGTTAAAGCATTATGCGACTGTTGACAGATGGAAGGAGTCTAAAAAGGCATACGAATTGATAAAGAGTCAAGTCACCGCCCTACCCTATTATGATTTCTAATATGAAATTTAATAGAATTTAATAAAATTTTAAAATTTAATAGGTTATAATTAACCCACCAAAACAAGGAAAAGGATTTAGCATGGACACAAAAAAAATCATTGAAGAACTAAAAGAAATAAAAGATCTCAGGACGAGACAGGCTAATGAGCTTAGAAATAAGTTCATAGAGCTAGTAGAAGAATTTAAAACAATACTGGATAACACTAGGTTTGAAAGGTGCGATCGAATGGTTAGGTTAGCCTTTTATGACTACGGAAATCCTGGTGGAGAAGATGACGAAGAGCTAGTCATAGCATATAAAGACGGAGAGATATGCTTATTGAATAGAGAGCGTTTCTATGACTATGACGCTGGTGAGCTAAGATGGGTATCTACCGATTGCGGAGAGTTTTCAGAGGAGATTAAAAAAGACTGGAAAGAAGTAGTTACTAACAAAATAGCGTTCGACAAAATCGAACAGCTTATAGAAAATATAAAAAACATAGTAGAAGACGAGAGAAGATATATTGAGAGGCAAGCTAACAAAATAGAAAAAGCAGAAAAATTTCTGTCTTCTATCTAAGGAGTATGAAAATGAGCATATACGCGCAGTTAAGCGCTTACGGCTTCATTTTAAAAGTTGCACTTGTCTTTATGATGGGTGCTTATCTATTGTGGCTTACAAGCTACATAAGAAACAATAAAAAGACAAAAAAACAAGGAAAAAGGAAAAGTAATGTTAAGAATCGCGGAAATAGCAATCGTGGGTCAAAAGACAATGCTATTAAAAAACCCAAAGTACATAAAAGAGAGAATAAGAAAAAGACTAAGAGATAGCTTTTATTTCTTACTTGCAAAATACTTTTTTCACTTCATATCTCTATTTTCAACCACAATGATGTTAATGTACTCACTCCCGGAGTGGCTGAGAGTGCCTTTAAACAATATAGGAATAGATCTAACGCTATTGGAAAGACAGGGATACCCTATTTTTCTATACACGGCTGTTACATCTGTAATGTTGTCTTATATCCTGGAGATAAGCTCAACTAAGACAATGTCTGGAACATTTGATGCAGTCAAAAGAGGCGATGATATAGCAATCCTTTTTATAAGAGCTATGGCGATAAGCCTTCTTACCGCAACGCAACTATATACCTTTGTGGGAGGCGCAAAAAACACCGTTATAATGGCACTTGTTCCAAGTGCTTACGTAGATGAAGTAAATATAAACAAAGCAAGAGTTGAGCATTATAAAACCCTTGAAGAAAAACTATCTATAAAGATAAATGAAGTCAAAGAGGGTAAGAGAAAAATAGATGATAATTACGGGTCCGGAAACACGGAAGATATTAAAAAGCTTGAAAAAGAGTACAAGAGCGCCCTACTCTCCTACAAGAAGATAGAAGCGTTAGAGAAAAAGAAAAAGATAAACCTAAATAAAGACGGTTCATTTACACGCATAGCACGCGCTCTAATGGCTGAAAAGTACAATGCAATGGTTAGACCTTTGGAAGAGAGGCTAAACGCCTCTAAGGTATCAAAGAAGGACGCTAAGAAGGTATGGCTAGAGAGCGCTGAGAAAGATCTGGCAAAAATAAGGTTCGATCTTAAGAAATATCAAGATGAGTTAGTTGGATTACAGACCAGACTAAATGGAAGAATAGCTCAGATAAATAACAAGATAAAAGATTCATATTACTGGATAGTTGCAGTATTTGTATTTCTGGCTCTATCCGCTATGGATTACATGCATAATCGAAGCTTTGAAGACGCGCTAAGAAGTTTTGATAATGCAAAAAACAGCGATCTAAATGCAGGGATATTTAAGAAGGCTGTAACAGTTAAACCGCCCTACTCTGCTGCTAAAAATGAGTTCAAAACAGAAATGCAAGCAGTAAATGAAACTTTACCGGAAGTAAATGAAGATTTACCGGAAGTTAATAATAAAGAGACGGATGATTTTAAGCCGTCAGTAACGCTTGAAGACATAGACAAGAGCATAGAAGAAGCTGAGCTTCAAAGGTATGAAAACGATAAGAAAAAAGTTGAAGCCGGAGACATAGACATAGCTATCAACATAGATAAAAATACAGCTATATTGAACTATATAAAAGAGGTATATGAAAAGACCGGTGAGGTTCCAAGTGCAAGAGAGATAATAGATGAGCTTATATTGCACCCGAGAGATGTAACAAAGTTCTACAAAGATAAAGAGGAACTATTTATAGTTAGGAAGGGAGAAAAAACAAGACCGACAGATAAGTTTTTTGAATATATGCAAAAAGACTATTAAATTTAAGTTTCGGAAGTGTTCCATTTGGAACAGTTCGATGGAACACCCCTTCAAATGGAGTGTTCCACGGCTTTAAGGTTTGAAAAATGGTATATTTTTCTTAAGTTTCGAGCGATTTTCGAGGAAGTGATTCCAATGGAACACCCCTTTAAATGGAGTGTTCCAACGCTTAAGGTTTGGAAACTGCTAGAAAAATAACTTTAAGTTTCGGAAGTGTTCCAGTTGATAAAAGTTAATGGAACACCCCTTCAAATGGAGTGTTCCAACGCTTAAGGTTTTGTTTTTTTGGTTTAAGTTTCGAGCGATTTTCGAGGAAGTGATTCCAATGGAACACCCCTTCAAATGGAGTGTTCCAACGCTTAAGGTTTGGAAAAAACGGCTTTTCGTTTAAGTTTCGGAAGTGTTCCAGTTGGAACAGTTCGATGGAACACCCCTTCAAATGGAGTGTTCCACGGCTTTAAGGTTTGAAAGTGGAACACCTAGCAAAAAAAGTTCAAAAACATTTCGGAAGGATTCCTATAGGTTTATATCCGGAGTTTTTTATCAAGTATTTGGAAAAGTTTCCAGCTGGTTTCTTTAGTAAATATTTGACAAAAAATTAATAAAAAAAGGAGAAAAAAATACATGAAGATCAAGAAAAAATCGATAAAAAAATTGATAAAAAATTTTGAAAAAATGGAAGCAGAGTTAAAAGATAAGAGGTCGTTTTTAACC